ATGCCCGTTCTCGACATCCCGTCCATCCCCGACACCGTCCTCTCTTGGTCCCGCGGCTTCGCCAGCCTCTCCCCGGGCGTCGTCCCGTGCCGCGGGCTACGGCCCGACGAGTGGCGCGAGACCCACCGGCTGTGCGGCGAGTTCGTCGAGCGCTGGGGGATGCAGGCGCACGCGGCGGGGTGGGACACGCTGCGGCTGTTCGGGGTGCACCCGGAGCTCGGCACGATCCGCGGGGACTACAGCGGGATCCTCGTGACGCTCTCGGTCGAGATCCACGAGGTGACGCCCGAGTGGATTAAGCTCGGGAGATGGACCGCCTACCGGCACGAGCCCGTGAAGATGCCGGGGATGGTGCCGATCTGGGGGACCAAGCGATGACCGGTGGCGAGGCCTACAAGCAGAAGCTCCTCACCGACGACGCGCTCGACGCGGCGATCGGCGCCTACCTCGCTGATCCGTCGAAGCCGGTGGCGGTCGAGGTCGGCAAGGGTAGCATCGACGTCGCCGCGGCCGTCATGGCGCACGCCTACACCGTTGAGGTGCTGGCGCGGGAGGGCGTGACCGGGCCGCAGCAGCGGAATGCGGTCAAGACGGCGATCCTACTGGCGACGGTCTGAGCGAGCCGGCCGGTAGACGGGCCGAGACAAGCCCAAATCACAGGTTGAAAAAATGAAGCCGGGCGCTTGTGCAAGCGGCCCGGCTTCGTGCACCATCGGAGATGCGAACCAGCCGATGGAGTTCAAAAATGGACCATTCACGATCTTTTTTCAAGGTAGTTTTCCGTTTTGGCCTTGATCAAAATAAATTAAGCAAATCATCCTGAATAATATAATATAAAACATACTATAAAAACAATACCTCCAAGCACGCCAAGGAAAATGTCTGATGAGTACCCTTTGGAGGCGCACTTCGCGGGTTCGGCGCGGCGTGAGGATCTTGCTTGCAACACTGGCGAGTCTCGTTACCGTGGGGCTTGGCTTCTGGGGTTTGTATAATCAGTCTACTCTTTATGTAATCGAAAACGGTCCTCCAACCTCTCCATTTTCTCTGCCTTTGTCAATTCGCAATCCTGGATCTGTATTCAGGGCGACCAATGTTTCAACCATATGTCATCTGATATCACTAAGACTTGGCCCAATTACGATGGACAATGTCAGAATGAAAAATAAAGAAAACGACATTGCTGAAATTGGCCCTGGAGAAACCAAACTAATACCATGCAATATTACAAATCTAGGGTCAGAAATCAAAGCAACAATGGAGATTAGTGGAACCTACAAAACGCTTGGGATAACTCGCGCACTTAGAAAAAAGCATTTTAATTGGCAAAAAGACGCTGTCCCACCGAGATGGATCGAGGGGGATTGAGATAGGCTCAAGCGCATGCCAGCGTTTTATCCCGCCCTCACCGTCGCCCTGGTGCTGGCCTGCGCCTGGGCCGCGGTGGCGGGCCTGAGGCGGGCGGCGCGGCGGCTGGACGAGAGGAGCGGCCGGTGATGAAAAATCTCGCGCAGCCCCGATCCGTCATCCTTTCTGCACTTCCGTCATCGTTTCTGCGCGGGGGCGGCCGAAGTTAAGGAAAATTCGTGGCCGCCCACCCTCCCACCGATCCCCAGCCACTCGAAGTCATCGCCCGCGAGCTCCACGAGCACGCTCGCCAGCGCGTGACATGGTGGCCCGCCTGGGAAGACCTCGACATGACGGATCCGTTCGAGGCGGGACTGATCCGGTCGGCCTATGATCGGGCCAGGGCCTTCGTGGAGATGAACGGCGGGGACGTGGGGTGAGGCGCGGCCGCAACCCGCGCCGGGCCTATGACGAGGCGGGCCGGGAGATCGTGCCGCCGACCGTGGGCGACATGCGTGCCCAGGGCGACATCACCGCGGCCGTCACCTGCCACGGCTGCCAGCGGCGCGTCGTCATTCCGACCGACTGCTTTCCGACGGACCTGCCCTTCCCGGACATCGCCTTGCGCCTGGTGTGCTCGACGTGCGGCAGCCGCGACGTCGGCGTGATGATGGACATGCAGGCGCACTACGCCCGGCTCACCGCCGAGACGGGGTGGGTGATGGAGGTGAAGCCGTGGCCGAAGGTGGGGCCGAACACAGAAAAGCGCCCCGAGCCGGAGCCCGGGGCGTGTTGACGGATGATAACGGGGAGGACGGTCAGCGCCGCGGCGGCGCCCGCATGCTCTCCCGGATCTCTCGCAGCAGGTCGACCGACATGCGCAGCTGCTCCTCGAGGCGGATCAGCCGGCCGCTGGTGTCGTTGCGATCGCGCTCCAGCGAGGCGATGCGCTCGACGATCGCGGAATACCGCTCGTCCGACCGCTTCGTGATGCGGGAGTCGCTGTCCGCCAACACTTCGAACCGGCTGTCGATCTTCGCCATGTAGACCCCGGCGCCGACGAACTGCGCACCCAGGAAGGCGAGCCCACCCACCACCGCCAGGAGCGGGAGCCTCTTCGGCAGGAGGATGGCGCCCTCAAGGGGTTCGGCGGCGGCTCGGGAGGTCATGTCATCAGGCTTTCAGCAGGCGAGCGGCGCCGGCCCGGGCCAGCGTGGTCAGCGGGGAAGAGACGAAGAAGGCGGTCAGGATCGTCGCCTCGATCGGCACGTAGGCGGCGGGCAGGTCCTTCACGGGCCAGCCCAGATCGAAGGTTGCCGAGAGGCAGATCGCTCCGAAATGCACGGTCGGCGGGATGCCGATGCCGTAGATCAGCCCCTTGAAGGCGGGCGCGATAGCCGCCTTCGCCTGGTTCGCCGCGAGTTCGGCCTGCACCACCTGCACTGCGACGTCGCGTTGGGCATTCTGCCCATTCTGCAGTGTGGCGAGGATCGGCCCGAGGACGCTGCTACCGAAGACCTTGATCAGGCCGCCGCCGATCGTGCCGAGAGCGGCGCCGATCGGGTTCGAGATCCAGTTGAGCAGACCCATCAGCGGGCCCCCGGCGGCGGGGGCGGCAGCCGGCGGATGTAGATCCCGACCAGGATGCGCGCGACCGCGAGGCCCGACGCCACCTTCGCGCTGTAGCCCGGCGGCACGAACGGCGTCAGGTCGACGCCGGCGAGCGCGTCGAGCATGTCGGGCAGGGCCAGCAGCAGCGCCAGCAGGTAGATCCGATAGCCCTTGGCGGCGGCGAACCAGCGGTGCAGGCGCAGGCGCGCCCGGAAGACAGAGCGGCGGAGCATCGGTCAGACCTTCCGGGCGAGAGCGCGGTGGATGGCGTCGTAGAGGCCGGCGAGCCCCGAGCGGACCGCGCCGCCGGTCGCCTGGACCCCGGAACGAACAAGCCCGCCGGTGGGGGCGGGCTCGAGGGCGATCGCGATGCGCGGAACCGTGGGCGGCGGCACGGTCGCAAGGGTCGGAGGCACGCCGACCGGCACCGCGTTGCCCGCCTGGCGAGCCTTGCTCAGGGCGATCTCGACGGCGTCGGCCGAGACCAGCGACTTGTTGAGCCCGTCGCCGGCATAGTAGCTCTGCCCGCGCGACACGGACCGCTTCTGGCCCTTGGTCGCAGCGAGCACCGGGAACGACGCCCACTCCTGCGCGATCTTGAGCCCGAACCCTGCCGTCGAGAGCGACCCCGACATGAACGCCTCGTAGCCGCGGCGCTTCAGCAGGTGGTAACCGAGCCGGTCCTGGAGGTCGGGCCCGAATACCTCGCGCCCGGTCAGCCCGAGTTCGTCGCGCAGCCCCTCGAGCGTCGCCTTCATGAACTGGTAGCGCCCGCACGCCGAGGAGCCGAACAGCCGCGTCCAGCCCGGGCCGGCGGCGATCACCTCGGCCAGCGTCATGCTGGTCAGCGGCTTGGCGAGCTTCGCCTGGTTGTTGCCGTAGACGGTGCCGTAGCCCTCCGGCGCCTCTTTCGAGGCGATGAAGTCGAGCAGCAGCGCCGCGCCGGCGGGCACGGTTTTGTCCATGAGGATCCTCGGATTGAGCGAGAAGGGGATTAGGAGCCCGGCCCGGGCCGCGCCCGGCTGGTCAAAAGGGGGCGCCTCCGCAGCCGTCGGCGGCCCCGCCGCACAGCAGCGCGGTGAGCAGGAAGGCGTGCATGGACGCTCTCAGGATGCTGGTGCGTCAGCTCAGAGTGAGGGTGGTCGAGCGCACCACGCCGTCGGAGCCGCGAACCTTGATCTTGATCACGGTGTCCGAGGTCTTCTCAAGGACGAGATCGCCGTTTTGCTCGGGAGTAGCCGTGACCTGCGGAACGACCTTGAAATTACCGGTACCGTCGAGCCCAAATCGAGCGGAGTGACGCCACTTGACATTGAAGCCTGCGGCGTTGGTCTGTTCGCCGTTGGCTATATCAATGAACGGAGTATTTCCGTTCTCAGAGCCGAGTAGCATTGCCGCATCGACGCCGGCGATGTTCTTGCCTAGACCGAAGCGAGCGACAACATTGGTTGCGCCGAGCACGGTATTAGACGTGAGCGCGCTGAGTAGCCCCCCAACAAGGGTTCCAACAGCGTCCATCGTCAGGCGGGCCGTATGCCGGAACTTGATCACGAACTGCGCGGCAGTCGTCCGCTCGCCGTCGCAGCCGTCGAGGTACGGTGCATTGCCGTTGTCGTTGCCGGCGAGCAGCGCCGCGTCAAAGCCGGCTGCATCTCGGCCCAGTCCAAAACGAGCGCTGACGCCCGACGCGCTAAGAACGCCGTCGTTGCCGTACACCGCAAGGCGAGTTTCCTGGATCTTGCCGCCCGGGTTGCCGGGCGAGTTCAGGATAAGCGAGTTGAGATAGTTGTACTGACCGCCAATGCCACCGCTTAGGACATGACTGTCCAGTGGCATGCCGATGATGCGGTCGTTCGGCGCTTGGTCAGAAGAGAAATGCAGGGTGTGGCCAGAGTTGTTTGGGCCAAACTGAAAATCTGCCCCTCGGTTCTGATAAAAAATGCACCCGGCGAACGTCAATCCGCGTGCGTTGCTAGATGTTAGAACGGCAGGGCTACCAGCAACCTTTCCATAATGGAAAACACAACCCGAGAAAGCGTGCAAAAAGTCCGCGGGTGTGGACCATGTCAGATTGTTGATGGCGAGGTGGAGATTGTTGAAGTGGAAGATATGACCGGTGTGCGTGCCGGCCGATGCGGCGGGCAGCGCGTTCCCCGACGCGTCCGTTTGATCCGGCGCCTGGATATCCATGCCGGCGCCGGACGACAGATCGATCATCATGTGACCGGTCCGCAGCGAGGCGGTTGATTTCGCGACCTGATAGCCGATCTGGTTGCCGGAGATGTAGTGGCCCGTGTCGAGGCTGTCGGACCCCTCCATGCGCTTGCCGACGGCGAACCCGCCGATCAGCATATCCTTCGACCAGTTGATCCACGAGGGTGCCGTGGCAACGTGATGAAAACCGATCGTGTTTGCGGTGTATCCGCCCTGATCGTAGCTGCCGGCTCCCTGGATTTTGACGTTCGAGAAGCGGCTCTCCAGGAAGCCGGCGCGCACCGCAGCGCCCCCGGAGCGGAGGGCACGCGCATCGATCGTGAAATCGCGCAGCCCGGTCGTATGCACCGCGCCGCTGGTCGGGCCGACAAGGCCGTTCGAAGCCGCTGGGGTGACCGTGAACACGGTACCCTGGCCGGCATAGCTGCTCGGGCTGGAGCCCTGCCCCTCGACGCACGTCGCCTCACGCATCACGAGGGGCGAAACCAGCCGGTACCCGGCGCGAGGCAGGCGCGGCCGGCCTCCGCCCGCCGCCGCCAGCTTGGCGAGCCCGGACGAGAGGTCTCCGCCGGCATCCGCAATGCCGCTCCGGTCGGCGCTCAAGCCTGGCACCTGGGCCTGCGTCGCCAGCGGGTTGCCACCAGGGGCCGCACCATCGTGCAGCCGCAAGGTCTCTCCGTCGGAGAGAATTTCGCCGGACGGGCCGACATAGGCATCGACCTGGGCGCGGGTCATTAGATCGGCCACGCCCTGCCGCATCAGTCTACGGGGTTGACGTGCCATCACACGCTCCAATCATCGCTAGAAGAGGCTGCACTATCAAAAGAGAAATCGTAAATCTGAATACCGACAAGGCTTGCGATGTCGCGCGCTTCTCCGGCCGATTGAGTTGCTGCATTGGCTTGAGTGAAGGCAATCTGCGCTTGAGCTGCCGAAACACCGGCGCGCTCGGCAGCGACGGCTTGCGAAGTCGCGGCTGCGGCGGCCTGCTGTGCGGCAAGCGCCTTCTGCGCTGCGGCGGCGTCAGCCGCTGCCTGCGCCTCCACCGTGGTCTGCGCAGGGGACGCCTTGATCGCGAGGCCTGCGGACCAATCGCCGAGCGTGTCGGATTGCTTGATGTAGAAGGTCCATTCGGGGCCGGTCGGAAGGTCCGACACGGCCAGGAAGGTCTTGCCCGCCGGCTGGCTGTCGTAGGCGCCGCGCTGCGCCAAGGTGCCCGTAAAATCGGGCGTGACCCCCGTCGTGCCCGGGCCGCCGAGCTGAGTGCCGAGAAACATCCCGCGCGTCGCGTCGTAGACGACGCGCTGAAGCGAGTCGCGCTGGAGTGCGCCGTCAGCGAGGGGGCTGCCGTTCGCATCGCGCCACGGCGCGCGAGGGCTGCCATCGACGACGAGAGTCGGCGCATTGGGCCCCGCGCGATCCATCCGCAGAAGGAGAGATAGCCCGTCGAACAGGCGGATCTTGCCGTCCGCACTGGTGACGGTGAAGTCCGGGCCGCTGCCGCCGGTGGTCAGGACCGTGTCGCTCATCGAGACGACAGTTGAGGTTCCGACGCGGTCGACGCGCACGCCCGTTCCGCCCCGGACATCGACCGAGGCGGCAGGTGAAGCAGAAGTTGGGATCATTCGCGCCTCGAAAGAGGATCAGCGCAGCTCGACTGGATTGTCGAAGATGAGAGCCGTTTCAGGCCCGACGGTCATCCAGATGCGCACGTCGTAGACGCCGGCCGGGACGTGAGCCGACCAGCCGAGCGGGAACAGCGCCTCGACGACGCCGGGGTTGGACACGACGAGGGTCCCAGCCACGGCGGAGGCCGCAAGCACCGGGTGGGGATCGTGATTGCCTCGCGGCTGCCGCGGCACGACCTGGAGTAGGATCTCGGACGCCGCCGAAAAGTCGATCAGGCCGGCGTCGGACGCATCCACGCGCCCGTCCGGTAGGATGCTGCGGAGCACACGCTGCAGCCGCCATTGGCCATGACGCGAGACGGCACCCATCGCGTTGAGGAACGCCATGTCTCAGAGCCTCATGAAGAAGGTGCCGAGGCGCATCGGAGGCAGGTTGCTGTGGGCCTGGTCGCCACCGAACGGGGTGCCGGTGAAGGTCGGGGTCGCTCCGCCGGCCTCGCTGGTCACAGCGTCGTCGTGCTGCGCGGCCTCGTTGCCGATCGAATTGACCGCACCACTGGCCCCGCCGCCGCCGTAGACCGACAGGCGCTGGTAGACGAGGGGATGCCTGTGCGCCGGGATGGGCGAGATCGAACCGGACGGGGTCACCTTCGGGACCTGCTTTGCCTGCAGGGTGACGAGGGCGCTACCGCCGTCCTGGCCCGGCGACTGGGCGTCATCGAGAACCGAGAACCGCGCCTGCACGGTCCCGGTCGAGCCGGCACCGGCGGGTTGCGACAGGGTGACGGTCGCTCCGTCCAGGTCCGCGATCCGCGTCCCGGCGGACAGCCCGGGCGCGATGATCGACATGCCGAGCGCTAGGTTCGCTGTGTTCGAGGCCTGCGCCCTGGTGGAGCCTTCCGCGATGTCGAGATTGGCGATGGTTTGGAGGCGCTGGGCAGGGCTTGCGCCCATGTCGTCGAGGCCGGCGGCGAGCCGTCCCTGCATGGACGGTAGGGCGATCGACTTGCCGGCAGCAAAATCGCTCGCCGCCGAGAGCCCGCGGCCACCAACCACCGGCGCGAGGCTGTCGGGGAACGTGGTCCAGAGGTAGATGAAGAGCGCGGCGGCATCGGCGTTAGATCGCTCCGACGCCCCCGAGGACGCATTGCCGATCGTGCCGCGGTTCAGCCGAACCCAGCCAGGCTGGATCGAGGCATCCATCCGCCATTTCACGTCGCCCGTCCGGGCGTAGGAATTCGCGTCGGGCGGAGTGGTCGGGTCGGTCGGGTCGGTCGGGTCCGTAACGACCGGCTCCCCGAGCCCGTCATCGAACCAGAGCTCGGCGCCGCCCGGACCCAGCACCTGCTCGCGGTACTGGCCGTCCGGCAGGTAGACGCGTGGGAACCGACCGTTGCCGTCGGCCAGGACCGGCTGTGTGCGCGCCGTCGTCCGGCCCGGGTCGCTGTATACCGTGAGCGGGTTCGTGGTGCCGGAGGCGAAAAAATTCGCGCGCAGGTCGAGATACGGGCGCCCGTTGGCGTCGAGCACCTGCTGCCGCGAGAACGGCCACGAGATCGTCATGTGAGGGGGTCCGTAAACGACGAAGGCCGCCCGGAGGCGGCCTTGCGGGTCCCGGCGCGCACGCCTGGGGACGGTGACTAAATCCGATGGATCGCCCGTCGGGTCAAGGGCCGACAGGCTGGCGCAAGGCTTCTACTGTAGGTAGCTTGGCTGGCACCATGCTCGGGGGAAGACGTGCGATACATGCTGGTCACGGTCGTTGTGGTCGCCGGCCTCGTCGCTGGGTGTCAGTCCAGCAAAGAGAAGCAGATCGAGGCGGCCACGTCTTCGCTGCAAGCCGCCAAGGTGAAGTGCGACGCCACGCCGTTCAGGACCAGCGTCGAGAGGGCAAGGTGCGCAAATACGGCGGAGGAGACCTTCCTGGTGCCCGTGTTCCCCGACTCGGACTTGGTGCGCCTGAAGATGGCGGCCCGGATGTCCCTGGCCGAGAAGGTCGATGCTCGCCAGATCTCCCAGGCCGATGCCGATCTGGAGATGGCGCGGGTGACGTCGCAGGGTGTGGCCGAAACCGAACGACGGTTCAATCAGCGACGGTCAATCGCGGCCCAAGAGAACCTGGCCGCATCGGTGCGCAGGGCGACGACTTCACCCTCTCTATGTGCCGGGGGGCCGAATGTCGTCGGGTGCATCTAGGGCTTCGGGCGCGATCTGGAAAATCGGGCAACTGGCCTGCATCGCCGGCCTGACCTGGGTCACGGCTGGGATGGAGGAGCCGAACCCCAAGCCTCCGGCGGGCACACCGGCGATGTGGGCGGTGGCGTTCGTGATGGCGGTGATCTTCACGGCCTTCTTCACAGCCGTGATCGTCAACGCCTGGGACTGGCTCGCGCGGCTATTGCGCGGCTCGCACGCGAAGCTCCAGGGGCTCCCCTTCCGGGCGGGCCGGGCGGTCGCCCGTCTGCGCACCACGCGCCGCCAGCGCCGTCAGGCGATTGAGCAGAGCGATCGTGGCCGCGCCCGGCTTGGCCGATGCGAGCTGCGCGAGCCGCCGCCCGCCCTCCGGTGAGGTCATCAGGCGGGCCAATTCGTCGGTGTTCTCGCCGAGCTGCCAGCGATCGAGAGCGTCCTTGATCCGGGTCGGGAGCTTGAGGCCGCCCGTCGCTGCCATCTTCCCGGCCTCGACCGCCGCGCCGCCCTGGCGCAGGTCCTGGAGTGCCTCCGTATTGAACGCCGTCTTCGAGCCCACACCCTGCCGTTGTCCGGTCGCTTCGAGGATGTCGAGGAGGCGGGAGAACCCCACGTTGATCGCCTCGCCGTTCGGAAGCGCCTTCAACGCCGCCTCGATGTTCTGCTGCTGGAACTCGTTGCCCCGTAGGCGAGCGGCATAATAGGCGCCCCTCTTCTGGTCGGGACCGGTCGCGCGCTGCTGCTTCGCGGCACCGAATTCGGTCTCCAGGTGCATCCGCACCAGATCGCGGGCGGCGGCCGGGTTGCTGGTCGCCATCCGGCGCACGGCCTCGGTCACTTCCTGTGCCGCGCCCGACGTCGTCTTGGTGGGGAACAGCGCGTCGATCGCAGCCTCAACGTGCGGGGCGCGGGCGATGCGGCCGAGTGGCGACTTCTCGACTAGGGCGCGTCCTTCGTAGGCCCGGGCGAGGCGGGCGAGGCTCTGCTGCGCCTCCGGCAGCTGCGCCAGCACATCCTCGTTCCGCTGCATCCCAGAACGGATCGACACCGCCGAGAGGCCTCCCTCGCCGCCGCGCGCCTCGTCCAGGATGCGCGTCACCTCTCTCCCCGAGAAAGCACGCCGCGCCTCTGGGGTGGCGTTCGCCAGGAGCTCGCGCGCCGCGGTGGCGCCCTGCACCATCCCGGGCACCTGCTCGGCCGGCGTCTGCATCCGCTTGGTGAGGTCGTCCCGCGCCGTCACGCGGCCGAGCGGCGTGTTGCCGGCGAATGGCTCCAGCGGGCGGGAGTTGGCCGCGAAGCCCGCGTCGGCCTTCGCCACCTCGGGGACGCCCTTGAGCTGATCGTCGAGGCTGCTGCGGACGATCTCAAGGTCGCGGATCTTGGTGCGGTCGCCGGCTTCCTGCGCCGCAGCGATGTGCTGATCGATCCGCTCGCGCGCGTGCAGCAGCCCCTCGACCGTCATGTCGGTCTCGCGGATGCCAGATACCGGATCGGTGCCGTACTCGTAGAGGTCGCGTCTGATGCCCTCCAGGGCCGAGCGCACATCGCCCTTGGCCGTGCGGATCTGCCAATCGAGCGCGTCGATCGCCGGCTGCGGGTCGACCTGCCCGAAGCGCGGAGCCGAGACCTCCTCCGTCACCGTGGTCGGCACCATGCGGGAGGTCGGCCGAGCCGCCGGCTCGCGTGCAGCCCTGACCGCCGCCTCCACCGCGTCGAGCGGGTCCAAAGCATCGCCCCGCATCAGCGCAGCCGCCGCCCGGTCGAGCACGTCCTTGTGCATCGTTTTCGGGTCGACGCCGGACTCGGTCAGCGAGGCGCGGATGTCGGACATCGCGCGGCCCGCAGCATCCTGGTGCTGGTCGCGCAGACGGGAGAACCCGGACCGCTCGTCTGAACCGCTCCAGTCGTAGGGGTAGACCTTCTGCCCGCGCTGCTCCTGCTGCAGCAGGCCGAGCAGCTCGTCATGAATGTTCCGTGCCGCGCCGCCATCGACGTCCGGGGGAAGATAGCCATCCTCGATGAGCTTCTCGCGCCAGAACGAGTCGATGCTCTTGCCGCCCTCCGTCCGCACCAGCGATCCGACGCCGGGCTGTTTCCAGCGGTCGAGGCCGGCCGCCTTCACGTCACCGCGCTCGAGCCCGATGCCGCCGTTCTCGGCGATGTAGCGAGAGAGGGATCGGGCGCCCGGGTCCCGGGGCGGGGCGGGCTGCCGCTGGGGGGCGAGGGATCCGATCGTGGCGGGGCCGCCGTCGATCGGTGCATCGAAGCGCGGGGGCGGCGCGGGCCCCGGGTCGATCGTCTGTAGCAGGGGCTCGCCCGGCCGCTCCACGGTGACGGTACGCTCCACCCCAGCGCGCTCCGGCGCGTCGCGCGCCGCCGGGTAGTCGCGCGCCGCCTGTTCGGCGCGCTTCGCCTCGCGAGCGTCCGCGACGCCACGCATCTCGCGCTGGATGACGGCCCCGGCCTGGGCGGGCGTCACCCGCGGACCGACAGCCTGTGTCGCCCGGATCACGGCCTGCCCCTCGGGGGTGGCGGCCATGCCCGATTGGGCCGCCGACCGCGCGGCTTCTCCAACCTGCGTTGGGGCGGCGCCGGCCGGCGCGATGGTGTCGAGGCCGGCATGGCCGGCGGCGCGGATCTGCTCGGGTCGGCGAGCGAAGAACTCGGAGAGCCCGCCCTGTCCCTCCACGATGCGCATGAGGTCGCCGGCGCGCCGCGGGCCGAGGATCTGTTGGGCCGCCTCGGGCCAGCTCAGATCGATCGGCGTCAGCGTGCCGTCCGGGGCGCGCAGGCCCGCAGCGTCGTCGACGAGCTTCTGGATCTGGCCGTATTCCTCGGGGGTCACCGTGCCGAATGAGCGGTCGAACATCCGCTCTGCCGCGCTCCGGCGCCCAGCCGCTGCGGCGCCCACACCAGCGGCAAGACCAGCAGCGCCGCGCGCCCACGGCTCGGCGGCCGTACCCTTGGTCGCCTGGCCCGCCGTCTCGCTCGCCACCGCGGGGATCAGGGCGTTCTTCACGATGCCGGCAATGGAGCGCCCGGCGCCCGGGATGAACTCGGCCGCCGTCCGCGCGTACTCGCCCGCCGTGGTCTGCGGCTCGTACAGCTTACCCGTCGCCTCCTCGAGGCCGTGAACAGCTGCGTCGCCAGCCCTCGGCAGGTTCGCCACCGGCGGGATCACGCTTCGGGATGAAACGTCGACGCCCTGATCGCTCGCCGGTGTGCCGCCGGCCATGCGGATCGCGCCGCGCGCCAGAATGCCGGCGCCCGCATCGGCCAGCCCGGCGAGTGTCTGCGGCAGGTCGACCAAGCCGGCCGCCCCGCGAATTATGCCGGCACCGGCGCTCTGCACGACATCCGACGCGGCCGCCCCAGCACGCGATAGAGCCGATGGCTCGGCCGCCTTGGCGTCCGGCACGTCGTCGAACAACCCTCCCCCCCGACGAGGGGAGGGTGCTAAAGCACTCGCCTGCGGGGCGTCGGGAACGTCGTCGAACAGACCGGGCATTCGGGGCTCCAGCTACCGGCGGCCAAGATAGGCGTCGGCGATCGTATCAAGGGTCTGAGGCGATGGCGCGGCCTGCGCATCCCCAGGCGCGAGCGCCGAAGCCGCGCCGCCGGCTCCTGCCGCGCCGGCGACGCCGTACTTGCGCAGGATGGAGACGAGGTCGTCGCCGAAGGTGACGTACTGGCGGGTCTGTGTCCCGCCGCCGAAGCCGCGCGAGCCGGTGTCCATGTACTGGACGCCCGGAATGCCCGCGGCCCGCATGTCGGCCGAGACCGCCGCGGCTGTAGCGCCGTCAAAGCCGGCCATGCCGCGGTAGAGGTCTCGTCCCGTCGCCTCGGATGGGCCGCCGAGGCGCTGACGGGCCGTCGTCTCGATCGCAGCCCGTACCTGCGGATCAGCCAGGCGGTCGGCCGCGAAGGATCGCACCGCGGGCGATTGGCCCGACAGCGGGGTATCCCAGTTGAGCAGCCGAGCAGGGTCAGCGTCGATCCCGACCTCGTACATGTGGCCGGGCGACTTCGGTCCCAGCGCCACCCGGCCGTCGCGCAGATGCAGCGCCGCCTCGTCGGCGAAGGGCGCGAGCCGCGGGTCGAACTCCGCAATCATGCGGATGTTGCCGAGCCCAGCATCAAGGTTGCCGCCGCCCGTGTCGAAGCCGAAGGCGGCGAGATCTCGGGCATTCTGTGGGGTGGCAATGTTGAGCCCGCTCGCGTCGCCGTCGAACTTCAGAACCGGAACCTTGCTGAGGTCGTCGCGGTACGACTTGGCGATGCGCTCGTCGCCCGCGAAGTAGAGACCTCGGCCGAAGCCCTGGTTGCCCTCGCCGGTGCCGATATGCGCCAGGGAGAACCGGTCGAAATCGTGCGGCGAGCCGTGATAGGCCCGGATCGGTCCAGACCCAAGCACCGCTTCGCCTGAGGCTTTCGCCGGAGCGGCGATGCCGCCCGTCATGGCGAACCCAGCAAGGTCGCCCGCCCGCTGGATCCCCTCGTCGGACATCGGGTCGACGCGGCCGGCGTAGACGTCGCCGGGGAGCTTCGCGGCGTCGAGGAGGCCCTGCGCCATGCCGCCCGCCGCCGCGCCGATCGCGCCGGAGAGCTTCCGGCCTGCCGCCGTCGGCTGTACCGAGCCATCGCGCCGGGGATCAACCGGCGGCTGCCCGGGGGCGAGCCCAGCCGGAACCTCCTCGCCAAGGTAGGCGGCTGCCATATCGCCGAGCGGCCGCCCGCCGGTTGGCTGGCGCCGCGGCGAGCCGATCAGATCCCAGAGTCCACCGCTCACTGGTCCAGCCTCGCATCATCGATACCCCAGGAGCGGAGGCGGGCGCGGACGGCCGCCGGATCCTTGCCGCTGGCCATCGCCTTCTTTGCCTCGGCGAGGGCGGCGGCGGGGCTCATCCCACCGGGGATGCGGGTGCGGTCGCCCTCCTTCGGCAGGCCGCCCGATCCCTGAGCGCCCGGCTGCTTCCCCTGGTGCTCCCTGAACCGGCTGTACGGGTTCGGTAGGGCCCGGATTCCCTGGTCGGCTTCCGCCTGGCTGATCTCGCCGCGCAGCGCGCGTCCGGCGATGTCGCCGGCCTGCGCCTGATAGTCGGCGAGCCCGCGGAAGGTATCGACGATGATCCGGTTGCCCTCGGCGCTCTTCAAGAGCGAGGGGAGCGAGTTCTTGAACGCGCGGCCCTCAGCATCGGAGGTCGAACCGGACCCCGGAACCCGCATCCGCGGCGTGATCTTGTCGGCGAGAGCCGTGTAGGCCTCCATCTCGCCCATCTTGCCGGCGGTCAAGCCGTTGGCGACCGAGTCGAGGCCGGCTGCCTTAGCGTACTGAGCCAATCCGAGGCGGGCTTCCGCGAGCTTCCCCGTCGAGATCTGCTCGCCCAGGCTCGCCATCGTGTCGATATCGGCCCGCAGCGGCACGGCGTTGTCGGCCGCCTCGACCATCTCGCTGTAGCGTTTGGCCTGGAGCTCGTTGGCCTTCTCGGCGAACTTGCCTGCACCCTTGTTGTCGATGTTGATCTCGGTCTTCGGCGCAGCGCCCAGCGTGAACGGCTTGCCATCGGCGCCCATGCCGCCACCGACACCCTGCGGCACGCGCCAAGCCTGCATCTCGGCGTCGGTGAACGGCCGCGGCTGCTGGCCTGCGATGATGACGCGCGACTGCGACGGGTCGGTCGGATGCAGCGCCACCATGCCGACACCGGGCATCGCCTGGTAGGTGAATTTTTCGTCCTTCTCGCCCTGATAGACGGGCTGTCCCGTCCGCAGGTCAACGATGGTGTTCCCCACCGTCGCCGTCCTGGGATCCTGCTCGCCCCGATAGATCGGCTGGCCCGTCGCCGTGTCGATCACCGTGTTGCCGACGGTCGCGGTCTGGCGCTTGGCTTGGCCCACAGGGACGATCTGCGCGGTGCGCTCATTGAAGAGCACCGGCTGATCGCCCATCGACGAGAGCTTCCAGGCGCTATCCTGCCCCTTCAGCATCTGGCCGTAGATGGCGGTCGCCATCGGGCGGGTTTGCGGGTTCCGCCATGCCGCCGTGAGCGCCGCTTGCATCTGGGGCGAGACCCGGGAGGCAGGCGCGCCGAAGCCGGCGAAGCCCTGCGCTGCCGTCTGAGGGGCGGCGATTGGGGCAGCCGAGGGAGTCGGCGCATCCTGCCCGGGCACCATGAACCCGGCCGGGCGGGCGCCAGGGGCGGGCCGGTCGGCGGCACTGGACTCGGGCGTGGCCGCCTGTTGCGCGGGCGCGTCCGGCATCGTCATCGCCGGACCGATCGGGCGGGCGAACGCCAGGGATGCCGGCGCCACCGCGGCGGTGGCCGGCGCCGGAAGCTGGCGGGTCGGAGCCTGCTGCGCGACCTGCTCGGCTCCTGCAGGAGCTCCGCCAAGGCGCGCGAGGTAGGTGCGCGTCGTTCCGAGCCGTGCCGCATGCTCGCCGCCACCGGGACGGTCATAGCCTGCGAAGCGCCAGGCGTTCGCCATCAGCGAGTTGGCCTCCTCGGCGCTCTTGGCGTTCTGTAGGGCTTGGGTGAGGTTCGGGTTCTCGGTCAGCGCAAACTTGGCCTGCGCCGTCACCGGATCCTCGGCGCCCGCCGTGAACCGGCGCATGTTGGCGAAGCGGTCGCCGCGCCACGATAGGATCCCGCCCGAGGTGCCGGGCTGGCCGCTCTCGCTCGGATCGGACCACGAGCCGGTGATGGCGCTCGGCTTGAAGCCGCTCTCGCGGTTCGCATAAGCGGTCATCGCCGCGAGGCCGGCGGGGTTCGTCAGGCCGCCCGCCTTGAGCGCATCGACGAAGCGGGTCTCGAGCGGCCCGCCCGTGGCGGGGATGCGCATGGAGGCGTCGCCGCCCGCGAAGGCCGGCAGCTTGCCGGCTGGCTGGCCCGAGGCCGGAGCTGCCGCAGGCAGCGCGCCGGGCCCGGCCGCCGCACCGCCCTGGTAGGTGCCGATCAGGTTCGCGATCAGGCCGGGCGCCTCGTCCTCCTGCGCCTGCCGGCGAGCCTCGCCGTAGCTCTTCGAGAAGGCGTCACCGAGCCCGGTGACCATCTGGTAGACGGACGCACCTGCACTCATCGTGTCACCCGAAGATAGAGAAGGCAGAACCGAGGTTCTTGCCGATGTTGCCCAGCGCGTTGCCGTTGCCCGCGAGGCTGCCTGCCGCTTGGCTGAACAGGTTCAGGCCGCCCATCATCAAGCCGAACCGGTTCTGCGCGGCCTGCTGTCCGGCCATAAGGCCTTGCGCGCCAGCGTTGCCGATGCCGACGGCGCCCTGATAGTCGAGGTTCGCCTTGGCGCCGCCGGTGGTGAGACCCGCCGCGCCGATCTGCCCGTAGCTCCCGGCTTGCGCCCCCGTCGCGCCGAAGCGCTTGGTGTCGAGGTTCGAGAGGTTGGCGAGCCAGTTGCCGTAATCCTGGCTCGCGAGACCCGAGGCGAACTTCATCGCGTCGGTATCGGCGTTGCCAGAGGCGAGCGTGCCGTTGACCGCCCGCGTGCGCTGGAGCGCCTGCAGGCCCTGGTCCATGTTGAAGCCGTAGCCGGCCGAGGTCTGGTATTTGCCCCGGGCCGCGTCCGCTGCGCCCTGGCCGTTCACCCCGAGGGCGTCCTGGTAGAGCTTGGAGCCGCTGCCATAACTGTCAGCGAGGTTGCCGAAGGTGGTCGCGGCCCGGCCGTAGCCGTCGACCGCGCGATCGTAGCCCTGGTCTAACGCCTCGTTGCCCTGGTCGATGCCCTTCTGGATCTGACCAGCCTGGAACATGGCGGCCTGGCGCCCGGCTTTCCCGGAAAAAATTGAGGCCATTTACTTCGTCTCCAAAGTAGTAATTCGCCTCTCAAGATCGGCGGCATATTTCAACAAGGTGAGCATGAACCGGAACCACTCGGGCGACATGGTCCCGATGCTTGGCACGGTCACAGGCGCTTGAGCATCCGGCAGGCTGGGCTTGGTGCTCACTCGGTTCGCTCCTCGACCGCCATGGCGCCGCCGAGCAGCGCGCAGTAGACGGGATCCGACACATCAAGGCGCCAGGTTCGGCCCTGCACACCGGTCATCCCGGTCCGCAGCACCGACACACGGGCGCGGCTCTCACCCTGGCGGCCGAGCGGTCGCGCGAGCGGGCTCGACCAGTTCGCGCCACCATCGTCCGACCAGGACACGAGAGCCTGCGGGTCGCGCACCGTCGGATCGGCGGAGAGGCGGCCCTGTCCGACCACGTAATCGAAGTCGGCACGCGGGATGGCGAGGCGGGACGGGAAGGCCTCGCCGGGAAGGCTCTCGACCCTCATCCGCAGCGGTGCGCCATTCTCGGTGAAGGCGTCCTCGCGCACCTCGAGCAGGCCGGTGCCGAGGCTGTCGCCAACGAGCCAGCGCCCGAAGGCCTTCACGCTACAGGATCCCCGCCAGCGCGCCGCCTCGTGGCTCGCCCGCTCGTGCCATTGCTGGGTGGTCAGGTCGTAGACCCAGGTCCGGGCCGGCATCGAGACGACCCAGTAGGCGTGGCCCGCGACCAGGTGCACCGAGGCCTCGATCGCGGCTGGATCCACCGCGGCGGCCGCGGCCAAGTCGCGCTCGACGTCGTGGGTGGAGATCCGGTCCGGGCTGTAGCCCTTGAGCTGGTAGACCACCGCGTCGTCGCCGACCCAGATCAGCTCGTTCGACCAACCCTCATCGTGGCCGGCGACCGCCCAAGGCCCGATCAGGCCGCGCGGAATGCCGGTGATGCGACCGAGGGGAAAGCCGTTGGCCTGTGCCTGGCCGCCGTACACGCCGATCAACGAGGGCCCGAACAGAAACAGCTCGTCGCGGAACGCAACGGCCCGCAGCAGCCCACCGGACCGGCCCTGCTCGACCGTCGTGTCGAGGGTGTTGAAGGTGGTGGTGTTGAGCCCGGAGGCGAAGCACGCGCCGTTGCCGGCGGTGAAGAACAGGAACCCGAACAGGAAGGTGCAGGAGTTGGGTGTCGGAAGCCCGGTCGGGATCACCAGTGGCGCGGGCGCGGTGTCGATCGACAGCACGAAGGGCCCGTATTCGGTGACCGCGACGAGGTTGGGGACCGGAGTCCGGTTGTTACGCGCGAAGGTCACGCGCCGCGATCCCGGCAGGCTGCCGAGGTCCGTCGCCGTGCCGTCGGCGGTCACCCGCACCAGCCGGTCCCGGTAGGCTGCCAGCAGCACGCCGCCGACCGTCAGGAAGCCTCGCGGGCCGTAGCGATCGGTGTCAGCAAAGCGGGCCAAGCCCGCTGAGCGGCGGATCGATACTGGGCCGCGCGCACCGTCGCCAAGCTTTTCGACCGAGGCGTTGATGAGCCGGCCCGCGCCCTCGGATGCCGACAAACCGGGACGGGATGAGGTCGGGAATGAGATATCGGCCATCAGCACGCGCCCGGGTCGGGTCGGCAGTGGCGGCGGCCCCAGAATGGCTCGACCCGCAGCGGCGGCCGGGCGTCGTAGACGAAGGACTGCCATCGCAGGACCTGCTCGGCCGCCGGCACCATGCCGAGCAGCATCGCAGCGCGCGACGCCGGTACGGCCGGGAACGACAGCAGGCAGTCGGCGGCGAGGCACCGAGCGAACGCGCCCTGCAACTCCGGGGTCAGCTGCGACAGGTCGGTGACGCCACAGATATCTCGGCCGTAGAGCTCCATCAGCTTGGGCTGCACCCGGGCGAACACCACGGCGCGATCGCGATCGGATCCGGTCTGCCCGGGCTCGATCACGCCGAGCATTTCGAGGGTGGCCTGAACCACGTCGTAGGTGCCCGAGGTCGCAGAGCCCGTGTCGAGCTGCCGGGCGAGCGCCCTGAGAGCCGTCTCCGCCTTGGTGGCCTCGCCGGCGAGCAAGGCCCGGAGCGTCGCGTCCTTGCCGAAGGCCTGGGCGCAGACCGAGGTCAGGATCGCCGAGAGGTGGATCAGCACCCCGGGATCGGCCGCATCGAGGGAGGCGATGCTGGCGATCTCGCGCAACCGCAGGTCGGCGAGCGTTGGTCCTACCCGCGCCGAGACCACGGCGCGGTCCTTTGCCGATCCGGTGTAGCCGGCCGAGACGACGCCGAGGTTCTCCAGGACGGCCTGGATCACGTCGAAAGTACCCGACGTCGCTACACCGCCATCGAACTGGCGCCCGATCAGCCGCAGCGAGACTTCCGCCGCGGCGGCCGGCGCCTGGAAGGGCTCGGCCGGCACACCGAACGGCACCGCGCAGGTGAGCGCCAGGATCGCCGAGAGGTGGATCTGCGTCGCTGCATCAGCCGCCGCGAGCGACGGCACCGCGATGATCTCCCGCTGCGCCAAGTCAGCGAGCATCGGCGCGACGCGAGCGCTGACCACGGCCCGATCGCGCATGGTCGCGGTCTGTCCGGCCGACACGACGCCGAGGGTTTCAAGCACGGACTGGATCGGGTCGAAGTTGCCCGACGTCGCGGTGCCCGTATCGATCTGGCGAGCGATCCGCCTCAGGGCCGTCTCGGCGAGCGCAGCCTCAGCTTTGAGGCTCTGCGTCATAGCCGCGTCGGCGCCAAATAGCGTCGCACACCGCGCCGCCAAGAGGACGGCGAGATGCAGCTTGGTGGATGGCGCGGCCGCATCGGTCGATGCGAGCGCGATGATGTCCCGGTCCCGCAGGTCGGCCAGAAGAACCGGCGCACGGGCTGCCACGACCGCTCGGTCCTTGGCGCTGGCCGTCTGCCCGCCCGAGACGACACCCAGCATCTCAAGGACCGACTGCACCAAGTCGTAGGTGCCGGCTGTTCCCGTGCTCGTGTCGAACTGACGCGCCATTGCGCGCAGGTCGACCTCGGCCTTGGCGGCGGCGGCCTCGAAGACGGCCCGGGCGGCGGGCTCGACCTGGAAGGCCGGCGCGCAGGCCGCGGTGACGACGACCGAGAGCGCCACCTTCACCGCGTCGGGTGCGGCGTCGAGGCTCGGGATGCTGATGATCTCGCGCGCCTGGAGGTCGGCAAGCACCGGCGCGATCCGCGCCGACACCACCGCCCGGTCCTTGGCGGACGCGGTCTGGCCGGCGTCGATGACCCCGAGGGCTTCGAGAACGACCTGCGGCAGGTCGAAGGTGCCGGAGGTCGCCGAGCCGCTGTCGAGCTGTCGGGCCTGGGCGCGCAGCGCGATCTCTGCCCGCTCCGCGTCGGCGCGAAGCTGCCCGCGCACCTCAGCCGGGATCCCGAACGCCATCGCGCAGGCGCTGGTCAGGATGACGGAGAGCTGCAGCAGCGTGCTCGGCGCCGCGCCGGCCAGCGAGGGGATGCTGATCACCTCACGCTGGCGCAGGTCGTCGAGAACGGCCGTCACACGGCCCGAGACGATGGAGCGGTCCTTGTCCGTGGCCGTGCGACCGACCGCGACCGCGCCGAGGTTTTCGAGCGTGACCTGAATGAGGTCGAAGGCCCCGGCGGTGGCGACGCCCGAGTCGACCTGGCGCGAGATGATCCGCAGCGCCGCCTCGGCGCGGACCGCCTCAGCACCGAGCGTCTGGAGCAGGGCAGGTTCGACGCTGAACAGCGGCGCGACGGCCGCTGCGATGATGGTGATGAGGTGAGGCTGGACGCTGGGGCTGGCCGCCGCAAAATCGGTGACGGTGATGATCTGGCGGTCGCGCAGATCGGCGAAGATCGCCGGCAGGCGCGTGGCAACAACGGCGCGGTCCTTCGGACTGGCGCTCTGGCCGGCCGAGACCACCCCGAGGATCTCGAGCACCGACTGGGGTGCGTCGAGAGCGGAGCCCGTGCCGATGCCGGTATCAAGCTGCCGCGAGATCGCCCGGAGCGCCGACTCGGCCCGCGCCTCCTCGGCCCGCAGACCGGCGAGCACCGGCTCCTCAGCGCCGAACAGCAAGGCGCAGCGTGAGGCGAGGATCGTGGCAAGGAAGTGCTTCGTCGAGGGGTCGGCGCCGTCGATGGAGGGCAGATCGATGATGTGGCGGGCGCGCAGGTCGGCGAGGAGCGGGGCATAGCGCGCCGAGACGACCGCGACGTCCTTTGCGGTGGCGGTCTGGCCGCCCTCGACCACGCCGAGGAGTTCGAGGACGGTCTGCGCGACGCTGAAGGTGCCGGACGTGCCGGTGCCCGTGTCGAACTGCCGAACGACAGCCCGCAGAGCGACCTCGGCGGCGCGGGCGGCATCGACGAGGGGCGCCAGGGCTGCGCCGGTGGCGCCGAACGCCGGAGCGCAAGACGCCACCAGGATCGTGGTGAGGTGCCGCCGGTGCGCCGCATCGGCGCTTGCGAGATCCGTGAACGCGATGATCTCGCGCTGGCGCAGGTCCGCCAGCATGGGGGCGATGCGAGCGCTGACGACGCCCCGATCTTGAGACGTCGGGGCCTGCCCGGGCGTCACAACGCCGAGCTGCTCCAGCACGTCCTGGACGATATCGTAGGCGGCGGTCGAGGCGCCGGCGTTGAACTGCCGCGCCATGCTCTTGAGCATGGCTTCGGCCTCGCCGGCAGCTTTCGCCAGCTGGTCCGACTTCGCGCCGGTGATGCCGAACGGCGTCCGGCAGGCCGCCGCGATGATGTCGCCGACGTACAGGAACACCGCATCGTCGAGGACGTCGGCGTTCAAGCCGGCGAACACCTCCCGCCGCTCCAACTCGCGGAGCTTGGGGTCGATGCGCCGGTTGACCGCCTCACGGTCCTCGGCCGAAGCCGATTGCCCCGCCGCCAGAACCCCGAGGTTCTCGAGGACGAGCGCGATCAGGTCCTGACGGGTGGCCACGGCCAGTTACTTCCCGGCCTTGGCGGCGGGCTTCGGCGCGGTCGCGGTGTCGAGATCGGCGCGGACCCGTGCCAGTTCCTGGCCCAGCGCATCGAGGTCGGCCTTCGCCGCGTCGCGCTCCTCTGCCGCGAAGCCGCCATCCCGCTGCGCCTGCTCCAGCGAGGCCCGCAGGGCGATGATGTCCTTGGCCGTGAGGTCGAGGTCGGCTTCGGCCTGTTCGATCTCGGCGACGAGGCGGGCGTTCTCCTCCGTGCCGGCGGCGATGATGGCCTTCAGCCGCTCGATCTCGGCGACGGAGGCTTCCAGTTCGGCGAGCGGGTGGCTGGTGGCGATCGGGGCTGCCTCCAGCGGTGCCGCGTAGGGCCGGCCCTCCGCCGCGGCGGTCAGGGCCTCTGCGGTGGCGAGTGCCGGATCGGTGATGCAGGCCGGCGACGCCTCCCAGCCCTCGGGAAGGGGCGCGCCGAGCGCGAGGTCGAAGATCTTCGCCTCGCCGGTGGGGCGGTAGCCCCAAGTGCGGTTGGTCTGGTCCATCTCGGGCCTTCGTCAGAACGGGGCGAGGCCCCAGAACGACGAAGGGCGCCACGAGGGCGCCCTTTCGTCTGGTCAGGTGGTGGGTGGTTGCGTCAGCCGTTGAGGCGGAGGCCGAGACGCGGATCGACCGCCTTCACACCGTACAGGATGTCGAGGCGCATGTTCGAGATGTCGTTCGCGCCGTCGTAGTACGGGATCATGCGGACCGAGAGGCCCTTGTAGGACTCGCGCACACAGTCGACGGCGCCGTCCGGCTTCACCAACTGCACGCAGGTCAGCGCGAACGCCGACTTGTGGGCCATGATGTTCTGGACGTAGGGGGTGTTCGCCGTACCCATCCAGGTCACCGCGGCGCCCGCAGCCGGGGCCGCCGACACCGTGGTGAAGGCACCGTTGGGCAGCGGGGCGGGCGCGATGATCGCCGGGTGGATGTTCAGGGCGACATTGCCCGAGCCGTCGGCGACTGCGGCCGACATGACCGTGAACTGCCGCAGGTAGTTGAGCTGCTGCTTGGTCACGTGGTTGACCGCGAAGACGCCCGCGATGGTGAACACGTCGCCCTTCGCCACCGTAGCGCCGGCGCCGAGACCCGACACGTTCAGGATCTGGCCGCCGAAATCCTTCACCGCGACGCCGTTGGCGAGCACCTGGGTGTAGGTGACGTTCTGGTTGGCGCCGTTGACGGTGCCGTTGGTGCGGGTGCCGGTCACGTGCACCGGCACGTTCTGGCTCATGTAGGTGTCGACCTGCGCGATGCGCCCGACCCCGCCCTCGCGATAGGCCTCGTTCACCAGCTTGTCGCTGTAGAACGTCGACTGCGCGCCGGCCAGCCCGCTCTCGTCGTCCGGCGAGAGCATGCAGAAGCGGGAGTCCTTCGGCACCGAGCCGTTGTTCAGGCGGGTGGTGCCGCGAAGGAACGCCGGGTAGCTCGACAGGGTGGTGCCCGGGGTGCCGACCCAGTTGGCGACGCTCGAATAGAGCCCCATCACGTCCTGGTCGACTTGGTTCGCGAGCGAGACCATGGCGGGCTTCAGCACGCGCTCCGACAGCTCGCCGATCGACAGGGTGCGGTCGGTCGAGGTGATCTGGAGGTCGACGCCCTTCATTTTGTCGACGGTGACGGAGGTCGTCCCCTCGGTGATGGTCTGCGGGCTCGCGACGGCGCCGTCGCGGACCTGGAACTGCGGCGGGCGCTTGATGGTGACAGAGGCGCCGACCTTGTAGCCGTTCACCTGGGAGGCGAACTCGTCCTCGTAGCCACGGTGGACCTTGGAGGCCGCCACGAGCTCGTTGTCGAGGATCTTGACCGCCATCTTGGCGATCACGCTGTTGGTCAGAAACGTGTTGGGCATGGATGTGGTCCTGTCGGTTGTGCCTTACCCGCGGCGGCCGTAGGTCTTCGCGAGCCACGCATCGCCCTCAGCATCCGGAGACGAGGGCGCGGCGCCGCCGGAGACCGGGCGGGCGGGGGCGGGGGCTTTGGTGGCGGTCTTGGGCTTCGCCAGGGTTAGGCGGTGCTCGAGCGCGCCGACGGCCTTGGCCGCTTGGCGCTCGCCCATCCCGTTGAGCCGCTGGAGCTCGGCGGGGTTCTTCGCGAGGTAGTAGGCGAGGAGCGCACCCTTCTCGCTCTCGACGATCAGGTCGGTGAGGTGCGGGGCGACCTCGCGGCCCTTGGCCTCGTTCAGCACCCTGTCGAAGTCCGGGATGCGGTCCCGGGCCTCGTCCATGCGCTCCTGGAACGCCTCGACGGCTTCCTGCCGGGCGGCGTACTGCGTCCGGGAGGTCTGCACCTCGCGGTCGGCCAGTCGCTGCTCGGCGAGGGCCTTGCGGACGCGGTAATCCGCCTTGGCGTCCTCGAACTCCATGAAGTCGGCGAAATCGGCCTCCTTCGGCGCGGCACCGATCTCCTTCTCCAGCGCCGCCTTGCGGTCCTCGCCGGCGCCCGAGGGCGCGCTGCGGAGGTTCGCGTTCTCGGCCTCGAGTCGGGCGATCCGGTCCCGCATCCTTTCGATGCCGGTGCGCTTCGGCCTCGGCTTCGGCTCCTCCGGCGATCCTTCGGGCTTGCCGCCCTCCGGAGCCTCGGGGGCGACGACCTCGGCCGAGCCAGTCCCTGGCGCTGCGGCCTCGCCCTCGCCGCCAGCCGGGTGGCTGTCGACCTGGGAGGCCGCGTTCTCCGAGGTCTCGCTACCTGCCGCCTGCGTCTCCGCCGGCGCGCCCAGCACGATCAGGTCCTCGTCCATCGTTGTGTCCATGAAAAAACCCGCACCTCGGGGAGGAGCGGGTCGGGGGCATCATCGCGGCCTGCGGGTCGTCCGCCAGCCTGCGTGAAGAGGGGTGGGTGCGCGAAACAGACCGCGAAAGCGCGCGCCGATCGGAATTGTCAGGGGCGGCCCCGCAGCGGCCCGGTGGGGCCTCGCAGTACGGGGGACCGTAGTGATTTGCTGGACTTCGCCCGTCGGGTCAAGGCACTGCATCATCGAAGACGCAGGCCTGATCGCCGGCGCGAACCAGAGCCTCACGGCGAGGTCCGCGCCTGCCAGGCCTCAGGTACGGTGCGAAGTGCTGGCGTAGCCTGGCTTCAGACGTTGGCTGCTAGTGGACGGTCACGTTGGGGGGCGCCGGCGTGTCAGCGGTGCGCCGGTTCATACCGCCCCAGATATGCACGTTAGAAATTGTTGAGCCCTCCTGCAGGTTGAAGGTCGGGCAGTTGTTGTAGGTGTTGAGGTTGCCGCCGAAAATCTGAATGTTGGCGTAGTTGAACCCACCGAAGAACGACATGGCACACTGCTGCGTCTCACTTCCCGTCCGCGTGTCATAGAAATTAACATCGCGCAGGGTGAGGTTAAGCGCGCCACCAATCTCCGTGAAAACGATTGGGGCGTGGAGAGCGAACAGATTGTTTTCGATGTTGTTGTTGACGAAATCGACAGCGGAGAGCGTCACGTTCGTCGCAGGCTGCTTGCCGCCGACCACGCTGCCGCCGTAGAATTTCAAGGCGTTCTTATTGGCACGGTACGTCGTGTTGCTGATCTTGGCCCCGATGGTCGCCCCGATGCTCTGGGCGACGTCGTTGCCTTCGAAGAGGCTGCTATCAACGATCAAGTTCAGCGCGTTCAACGAGCCGAAGTTACCATGGTCGCTGCTTTGCGAGCCCTGCAACCCGCCGCCATTGCCGACGAACGTGCTGTTCAGGAAACGGATGTCGCGCGAAGTTTCGCTGTAATATGCTCCAATGGTCAGATTGCCGAACGAGCAGTGGTCGCACGAAAACCCGTGAACATTCTGCCAAATCTCAATACCGATTGCGCCGGTGCGGCCGTTCTTGAAGCTCGACCGGGTGACTGCAACGTCGCGCGCATTGTAGACGAGAAACTGGCCATAGGTGAGTGCCGCGCCATCCGCCGTGACATCCTCGATGCGGATGCGCTCGCTGGTGATCGCGGTCGTGGTGTCGAGCGCCGGGTTCGAGCCGACGACGAGGCACCAGTACTGGCACCGCTTGAAATCGACGCGACTGACGCGGAGGTTGCGCGCGTCGCGGAAGCGCAGCCCGGTATCGACCCAGCCCACGTCGACCGCCACGTCCGAGATCGTGAAATTGTCGAGCCAGCCGCTGACGATGGCGCCGTTGGCGACGACCCCTCCCGGCCCCTCGATCATCGCCGCGCCGCCCGACCCAGCGCACTGCTTGAGGGTGACCGTCGAGCGGTCAACGCCGCGTAGATGGAAGTTCGACCGGGGCGCGGGGTGCCCACAGACGTTGTAGAGGCCCGGCGTCAGGATGGCCTCGGAGTAGCCATCCGCCATCACCTTCGCGATCCACTGCGTCACGTCATAGGTCGACGTGCCGGCGGCGATGGCGGGCTGCTCCACGAGCGGAATGTAGTCGGCGAGGTAGACCGCATCGCGGGCGCGGGCTTCCAGGGTGCGGGCGACGGGCCCGGCGCCGAGCGTCGTAAGATTGCCAGCCGGGTCGCCGGGCTTCAGCCCCGGCACGATCCCGCCTGGGTTGGTGAATGGGGTGCGCATTTCGGCATGCGCGAGGCCCGGCGCGAGTGCAGTAGCGAGCGAGAGAGCAAGGGCGAGCCGACGCACAACCATGATCCCGACCTACTCGACAACGGTGACTTTGGCGGTGGCGGTCGTCCCCGGGCCGTCGACCCCAACGACGGCGTAGCCAAAGAATTCTGCCGTTCCGACGCCCGCGTAGACGTCGAGGAACGAGCCGTCGGCCATCACCAAGCGGACGTTGCCAGCGGCAGAGCAGGCGATGACGACGCCGCGGCCTGCGCGCACGATGGTACCGGGAGTGATCGGGCGGGCGGCAACACAGGGCGGCTGGGACGGTCCAGGCATGGTGAGTCCTTCGGTCTCAAATAGAGCTATTGGGTGGGGTCGGCAGCCCACAGGTTGACCCGGACACCAGAGGCGCCGCCTGCGAAGACGTCGTAGCCAACGAGCGCCGTCAGGACGGTCAGGGTGGCGGGCAGAGTGCGAGCCCGCTGCGCTCGCACCGTCACTGCGGTGTGAGTGTCCTGGCCGCCGGCAGTCGTGAAGGTACGGCCGGTGACCTGCACGACAACGGGCGATCCCGTGTCCTCGACCATGTAGGCGAGCGGCGGGGTTTCGCCGGACGGAACCACGATCGAGCGAGCGAACACCCACGTCAGCGTGCCGTCGGCGGCCGTCGTCCGCGCCACCCGCTGCACCCGAACGGCATGAGTGTGGTCGGCCCGGGCGTACTGCGTGGACGTACCAAGCATCCCGTCGAGGCCCGTCGCCGGTGGCATGATGGCCGACGGCGACGGCACCGGCGCCGGGTTGAAGCCCGAACTCTGCGCCGAGGCCGCGATGGCGCCGCCGATCAGGGCCGCGAAGAGGTAGAGCGCCCCGCGAACCTTCATCGCACCCTCGCCTGCATGAAGGCGTTGCCACCCGCGGTGTAGGTGGTCAGCGACGTGGTCACGAGGCAGACGATGCCGGTGCTGTAGCCGTTGGGCGGCCCCGCGCCGTAGTTCAGCGTGGCGGTCGCGCCGATGGTTCCGGCGAGCGTCGCGACGTCGACTGGCGTGATGGCCGCCCCAGCAGCAGGAGCGGCCGTCGCGTTGATGCAGGCGAGGTAACCGGCCGTCGTCGTCGAGTTGACCGCATAGGCCGAATAGAGGTTGCCCTGGTTCGCCTTGCCGACGACCGAGGTGCCGGCTTGCGTGACCGCCGGGACGATGCCGACGAGGGGATCGCTCGACCCGGTCTCCGAGATCTTGGCCTGCCCGCGCAGATCGGTCACCAGGGCGAGGGCCTGCCCGTCCGAGCGCGTCAGCAGCGAGGCGAGATACTGACCCGCACTCGTGAGGATCGGGATCGCGTTGCCACCGCCGCCCTGGATGCCCACCAGCAGGGAGGGGACGGAGCCCGGCGCGGCGGTCGAGGCGGTCTGGTTGGCCGCGGTCGCGGCGCCAGCCGGCAGGGGCAGCGATGCGGCGCTGATCGGCAGAGGCACGCCGCCGTTGATGCCCTGGACAGCCTGGGCTTGGCTGCCGGAGGTGCCAGGGGCCGTCACGGAGCCGGTCGAGCCGGATCCGCCCGCGCAGCCGCCGACACAGAGGACGCGCAGGCCACCGGTGGCGCGATCAACCGTGACCGGGCCGAACCCGTTCAGTTGGTAGGCCGGCACGATGCCGTCGACGGCGAGGGCGCCAATGGGGGTCTGGGCCATCACCGCAGCAGGAGCAAACAGGCACACAACGAGTGCTGCGCGCAGGAGGGTCGTCAGCTTCATCGGGATCACCCCATCATCTCGGGAGCGGCGGGCAGGCCCATCGCGCTCGGGTCAAAAGAAAAGGCGCCCTGGGGCGCCTCGGTGGGGATGGTGGGCATGTCGCCCGGGATCTGGGGATCGGCCCCGGGGAGGCCGTCCGGCCCTGGCGGCGGGGCCTCGGGCGGCGCCATCTCCTCCAGGATCATGCTGACGACGGCGCCGAGCTGCTGGACGGCTTCCGTGATGGCGTCGAGGCGGGGGTCGGTGGCAGGAGCGGCGGTGCTCGCAGCCGGCGCGGCTGCAGCTTGGGGCTCGGGCGGGCGGCTGGCCTCGATCGCGCGAGCCTCGGCGTCGATGTGGGCCTTCTGGAGCTCGGCCTGGATCTTCATGACGTCGGCCTGGAGCTTGTCCTTCTCCAGCCCGAGCTTCGCCAGGTCGAGTTGCTGGCGACCCTCCTCGAGCTGCTGCTGGCGCTGCTGCTGCGCCATCGCGGCCTGCTCCTGCGGCGAAGGCGGCGGGGGAGCAGGGGGCGGCTCGCCGGACTCCTGCGCCTCCTCGGCCTGGATCTGCGGCGGTAGCATCGTGCGGATGCGCTTGGCGATCTTGTCGGCCATCGGCCAGTCCTGCGCCTTGGCGAGGAGGTCGAGGATCATCGGAGCGAGCTGCGGCGCTGCCTGAACGAGCTGGATCATGCCGTCGAGGGCGGCCTCGCGTCGGGTCGTGTAGCTTGGGCCCATCTCCATCGCGACGTCGTAGGCGCCGACCGTGACGTCGTTCTGGATGCGCTCGGCGACGTCGTCGTCCGCCAAGCCCTCCGGCTGGTTGATCGACACGAGGTCGACCTTGCCGTCCTCGCCGACGATCCGGAGCGTGCGCGCCGTGTCGTAGATGTGGGGGATCAGGTCGACCACGATGGAGCCGGTGTGCCGGATCGCCCGGGAGAAGTTCACGATGTAGACGAACGACCCGACATCGCCTTCCTGCTGGCGCGCCTTGATCGCCTTGCCCGAGGTCTCGTTCGAGCGAGCGCCGAGGCTGGCATCGTAAACGCCGGTGACCGCCTTCATGTCCTCGGAGGCGTCGCGGGTGAGCTCGGCAAGCCCGGCCGACGGCACAGGGGGGGGAACGCGCTGCGGCGCGGCACCGGCGGCCATCGGGTCGGGATTGTAGGGCAGGAAGGGGTGGTTGACGGTGTTCGCCGTCTCCCAGACCGCCTCGTAGCCCTTGAACATCGTCGCGGTGCCGGTGAACGGCGCCTTGGGCTGGAGCGCCACCACCTCGATCTGCGTCGAGCGGGCGTAGTTGTAGGCCCGCTGCGGGTCCTTCGCGAGGCGGACGACGCCGCGACGATAGCGGCGCTTCCCGACCTGCATCTCGATCCCGATGACCGGCACGACAGGGATGAAGCGCCCGGGCCAGGGCGTCGGGCCCTCGAGCACGTCGGTGGCCGAGATGATGTAGCGCTCGACCTTGTGGCCCTCGCGGACCTCAATGCGGGCGCCGGCGACCTGCGCGCGCTCGAAGCGCTCGTCGTAGGCTTGCAGGTCGGTCTTGTCGGTGAGGTCGAGGATCTCGCCGTCCGGCATCAGGGCGAGCGTCTTCTTGACCGGGGTTTTGGTCCAGTACTCGCAGACCCGCACCGTATCGGCCGTCGACCACTCGGAGAGGCCCTGCTGGTGCAGCACGCCGTCGCCGATCTCGGCCGCCGGCTTGTCGGGGTAGGTCTCCTCGAACACCTCCCGGCTCATGTCGACCGGGACGAAGCAGAAGCGGGCATCCTCCCGGGTCGGCAGGACCGCATCGGGGTCCCAGCGCACGCCGATGCCGTCGGGCACGTGGGTGATCCGGATCTCCTGCTCGAACGTCGAGTCGGAGCCGTACTCGGTCGTTACCTTCCAGTGCCCGATGCCGCACGCGACCTGCTGGTCGGCCGCCGAGAAGTAGGCACTCGCGGCGTCGCTGCGGTTCTCGATGTACCGAACCATGCCGGCGATGACGTCGGCGGTGTCGGGATCGCCGCGCGAGTCGACCGGCACGACCTTGATGGCCGGGCGCATCTGCCGGATGTCGCCGGTGATCTGCGCGATGGTGGTGGGCAGCCGGTTGAACTCCAGGCACGGCCGGTCGGCGCGGGCGCGCTTCGCGTCCTCGCCCCACTGCGCGCCCGGCACCTCGAGGAATTCGAGGTCGGCATAGGCGTTGTCGCGGTTCTCCCGGTCGGCCGGATCGGCGCGGCGCCAGCGCTTCATGGCCAGGTCGACGACCTTGGCGTGATCGGCCGCCCGCGGGTCGGCGGGGCGCTCCGGCCTCTCCTCCACCTCAGCCGGCAGGGATGCGGGGCGCTCGACGGCGCGGGGTTGCTTCTTGGCCATGCGGTCAGGCGCCCTGCCAGCCGCCGCCACGGCGGGCGGCGATGTTGATCTTGAGGGGTTCGGCTTCGATCACCGGCTCGGCGAAGGTGAGCGCGACAGCGTCCCAACAGTCCGGCGAGGGGATGCCCATTGAGCGCATCTTCTCCTTCGACCAGAGCTGGATCTGGCCGCGGCTGTTGTGGGTGTATCCGGTCGAGCAGGCATCGGCCTGGATCTCGTCTTCGTCCGGCAGGTCGACCCCAGCCGGGTCCTCAAGCCAATCAAGCGAGTTAAGCCAGATCTCGGCGCGGCGGTTGAGCGGGCCGGGCAGCTTCTCGCCGGTGGTCGGGGAGAACCGGTCGGGCGCGATCGGGGCGCCGCCGAAGTTGACCGGGACCACGATGCCCTTGCCGGGCGTGCCGTAGCCCCATTCCACCAGGATGTCGTAGACGCCCGCGCCGTAGCCGCCGGTCACGTCGATGAAGCACTTCAGCGGCCGGTCGCGGTCGATCTCGGCGCGCAGGTAGGCGGCGCTCTCCGGGATCGACATGCCGACCGGGCCGCCGGCGGACAGGACCTTGCGGCCGCGGCGCTTCGCCAGCGCGTGACGGTCGCCGCCCTGGTGCGCCGGGTCGTAGCCGAAGACGAGCGGGCCCGAGGGCTCCACCGTCCGCTTGCGGGCGGCCATCACCAGCTTGGCGCTGATGAGGCCGTTCGTGTTCGCCATCTGGAAGGCCTCGGCCGCCGTTGCGGGGTATTCCTGGCGGAACAGGCTCTCGCCCAGGTCCGCGATCTTGCGCCGGCGCCAGAACATCTGCGCCGCGTCGAGGCCGTGCGCCTCGGCGTAGTCGACCTCGGACTCGTTCTGCTCGTCCGGGTCGGTCGACAGGGTGAAGTCGGGCGGCGGCTCCTTCCGGTACCCGTCATCCCAGAACCAGGGGACGAAGATGGCCTGGAACTCGCTCTCGCCCCGCTCCGCCTTCCGCCACTGCTGGTGGAAGTAGTTGCCGACGCCGTTGGCCGTGCTTTCGAGGATGACCTCGGTGCCCGGCTCGTCGGCGATGGCCTGGAGGATGCCCGACGCGTGGCTATGCGCGTGGGGCCAGAACCCGACCTCGGAGCCGTGGAAGAACTGCAGGGTGTTGCCGCGGCCGACGGCCTTCGAGCCCGCCGTGCCGACCTTGTACCCGCTGTCGAGCCGATCGAAGAGCAGCTCCTTCGCGTTGGCCGCGCCGGTCGAGGGCCGCACCAGCGACGGGCAGTGCTCGTGATACCGCGACACCATCTCGAACAGCGCCGCGGTCGAGTCCTCCTGGTGCGTCAGGATGAAGGTCCGGACTCCGCGGCTGTGGCTGGTTCGCCAGAAGAACCGGCCGCCGATGTAGGTGGATGCCCCCTGCTGCCGGCCCTTCAGGATCAGCGCCCGGACACTGCCGGTGGCGAGCAGCTGGTCTTGCAGCCGGGCGTGGATGTAGCGTTGCGCCTTGTTCAGCGTGAACGCGACGATCTTGCCCGATTTCGTCCTGATACGCAGGCAGCGCGGCGCGTAGTGCTCGAAGTCGTCCTTCAGCTTCTGCCGGACCGCGCGCTCGCGATCACTCAAGATCGCCGAGAGCGTCTTCGTGGCTGCGGACGGTGTGACTGGCATCGATCCGCTGGCGGTTGGTGTAGACGTCGCCGACCTCCTTCGCCGCCTGGACGACGAGGTTCGCGGCGAGAGCGATGTTGCCCTGAGCCTCGGCTCGGTCGGCGAGGCGCTGCAGGGTGCGCAGCCGCGTCACGCGGTGCGAGATGCCGATCCCCGCCGTATCGTCGAGGAAGGCGGTACGAGTGGCCTCGAACAGGGCGCGCAGGTACTCGGAGAGGGCGCGGCCAGCCCGCTTCGTCGGGTCGTAAGCCTCGACCTGCTGTGGGGTGACGACCTCGCCGAACTCAGCCTTGACGGCCTTCACCACCACCGAAGGCGGATCGAAGCACGCAAGCTGTTGGACGATGAAGGTTTTCACCTCATCGGAGAGCGTGTTTCCGGCCATCGGTCCATCAAGGTGTCATCAAGGTCAGACGCCGCGGCCGCAGGTCCCGCAGCAGCCGGCGACGTCGGCCGCCGCGATGCTCGGGCTCTTGCTCGCCGCATCCACGAGGGCCTGTGTCTGGCCCGCCGCGTTGCCTGCGCCGTAGCGCGCCACCACGCCGACGAACTCCTCCACGTCGTGCCCGCGGATCGCGAGGGCGGGACTGCCGTCCTTCCTGAACTTCGGGGCGCCGAACGCGTCGCGCTCCTGACCGCAGTGATAGAGCTCGTGCTCGACCAAGGCGCAGAACGTGGCGTCGTCGACCACGTCGGCATAGTCGGCGTGGAAGGTGAGCACGAAGGCGGGCAGGCAGCCGAACCACCCGATCATCTGCTGCGCCTGCCGGGCCTGGGACCACTTATTGCCCTGGAACTGGAGGCGCTCCGCCTGGCCGACGACCGCGTTGCCGCCGGACGCCCGGGGCAGCGAGCACCAGAGGACGCCGAGAGAGGCGTTCTGCAGGTGGGCGTGGTCCTCGTTGAACAGCGGCGCGCCCTCGTCGATGAAGGCGGCGCGCAGCCATTCGAGCAGCTCGGGCGCCGGCCGGAACGGCTCGTCGGTGACGGCGCCGAGCATGCCGAGCAACTCGGCCGGCGGCCGCGGGCGCACCAGTATCATCAGCGCCCCAGCCGATGCGCGAGCCCGTCGAAGTGCTGGCGCTGGAGCGTCGCCCATCTGGCGCGCATGTCGGGCGGGATCTTCGAGCGCCACGCAGCCGCGAGCCAGCAGCCGATGGCGTCCGCCACGTTCGCCCGGGCCTCGCCGATGGTCTCGCCGTCCGACATGCATTCGGGCAACTCGGGCACGGTCGCGACGAAGCCACCGCCGTCAGCGAGCGGCAGATGCTGCACCTCGACGTGGAAGCCGGTGCCGACCGCCGCCGCAGAGTCCCGCTCCGCCCAGGGGCCGAAGCACTCGGCGCGCTCGGCCGGAGTGAAGTACGGCGCTGCCATTAGTAGACGGTCCGCGAGATCGGGAGGCCCCAAGCGGTAGCCGCGGGGCGGGGACGCAGCGCCGCGAGGGCGACGCCGGCGAGGATAAGGGCAGCGGCGAGGCGGGGCATCAGTCGTCCAGCCTCGCGGTGAGGAAGCCGATCGGGCCCGTCTGGTCGCGCCGCATCAGGCGCGTACCTGCAGAGTCCACCAGGCCGGTGTCGTGCCAGTCCCCGTCGGGCTCGTAGACGGTCAGATCGCGAACGATGGACATCTCGTCGAACTGGTCGACTACGATGGTACCGCGCGGGCGGGGCGGCTTCGAGACGGGGCGATACTCGCGCATTAGGCGCGCACCGCAGTCGGCCGGCCCGGGCCGGTGTCGCCGCGCAGGGGCGCGCGGCCGTAGAGGTGGCGGGCGCCTGCGGTCATCTCGGCGCGCGTCTCGCGGCGCACCCGAATGAGGTGAGCCACATGAATTCGCGACACTGGTGACGCGAAAAGTTCGTCGGCCAGCTGCGCGCTCTTGCGGTCGTGGTCGACGATGTCGCGCAGGAGCGCCGGCAGGCGCGCGTGCTGGTCGGCGGTGAGCATCAGAGGAAGCCCTTCCCGGCGTGGTTCTTGAAGGCCTTCGCCCGGCGGTCGTACTCGCGGACCGTCTCGAGCTTTTTCCACCGGCCTTGGTCGGCGGCGGCGAAGACGTCGGCGCCGGACTCCAGCGCCGAGGTGACGAAGCCGGCCCGCAGCGAGTGGCCGGCGAACTGGTCAGGATCCAGCCGGGCCGCCTTGGCACGGGCCTTCACGATGAGGGCGACGCTCTGGGGCGTCAGTCGCTCGGCGGTCGGGCGGTCACCGCGGCGGACGCGGACGAAGACCGGGCCCGTGGTGATGCCGGCGGCGGCGAGCCACTGCCGCACCGCCTCGACCGGCTTGAGCTTGGTCCCGTGCGGGATCGGCACCTCGTGCCCGGCGCCTTCCTGGTCCGTCTTCGAGCGGCGGATCTGGATCAGCAGGCCCTCGCGGGCCGGCACCAGGTCCTCGACGTTGAGCCCGACGAGCTCGGACCGGCGGAGCGCGCCAGCGAACCCAAGCAGCAGCAGCGCCCGATCGCGCTTCCCGGTCAGGGTGGTCGCGTCGATCCGCTTCAGCATCGCGGCGATCGCCGCGGCGGTAGCCGGCGCCTTCTGCTCGACCCGGGTGCCGAGCTGTCGGCGGATGCCGCGGTGGACGGCCCGGACCGGCTCGGCGCCGGTGGGCGGCTCGATGCCGGAGAGCTTGTGCGCGTGCCGGATCGCGGCGAGGCGCCGGCGGATGGTGGAGGCCTTCAGCCCAGATCGGGCGAGGTCGGCGAGGTAGGCCGCGACGGTGGCGGGCTCGGCGGGGAGCGGCGAGCGCTCGACACCGCAGCACCAGCCGGCGAAGTGGTCGAAGTCGCGCCGGTAGGCGAGGCGGGTGGCGTCGCTCTTCTCGGCGAGAGCGAACGCCTTGGCCGCGTCGAGGGCGTCGGCGAGGGCCCGGCCGGCGGTGACCCGGTCGTTGTCCTGAAGGGCGGCCGGCGCGACCGGCACCGGCAGCGTTTCGGGCATTTGATCGGAGGTCCGCGCAGACCTTCCGCTGATACAAAGTTATCAGCGTGGTCAATAGGTTAGCGTTTTGATCGGGTCTTGATCGATAACTAACGGGATCGGCAGTTATCGCGACCTGCCATCAGGCCCGTATCTGCATGTTGATGCGGTCGACATGAGCCCGGGATGCGTCGATCAATCCCGGTATTCTCGACAGGTCACGCCCGGATCTGGCGCGGCGCCCGCTTCTCGGCGCGGACCGGCCGGCCGCCACGCGAGGCGAACACCGATCCCGCCCGGAACACGCCGCGTTCGGTCGGGTCCTCGTGCCGCATCACCTCGTTGGCGCGGGCGCGCATCCGATCGGCCAGCGCGATCTTGTCGACGATGGGCTTCTCGGGATCGACCCGAGAGGCGAGCGCCAACGCGTCGACCTCGCCGGCGAAGCGGCGCAGCTCGGTCGCATAGTCGAACCGTCGGCGGAGGGTCATCGGGGACCGATCATGTCATAGAGGCTCGGCCGCGTCTCCCAGGGAGAACGGTCAGGCTGTCGAAGAGGTTCGGGGTTCGGCCCGGGGTCACATGGCGACCTCCCAGGGCTGGGGTAGAAACAGAAACGCCCGGCGGCTCGAAGCCCCGGGCGTATTGCTGCTGACCATGGCGTTTTGCCGTAGAACGCCCGACGGGTCAACGCTCGTGCGCGATGCGGCGCCGGTTCGCCGCCACCCGATCCCACCGCGGCCGGGTCGGCTCGGCTAGCGATGCGGCGTCCTCGTTCATGTGGTCGGCGAACCGCGCCTGATCGACGCCCCAGGCGTGCCCGTGGCCGGCCGGGACGACGGTACCGCGGGCGTCGGTCTCCTCGCCGGTATCCTCGGTGCGGAAGAAGCGCTCGATGTCGCTGGCGACGCCGCGGGAAGCGAACGCCTCGTCCAGGCCCTCGAGGAGGATCCGGAAGTGGGCGGCGACCTGGCTGGTGCCGCGCTCGCCGGCCTTACCGCGGGCCTCGGCCGCCTGGGCGAAGGTCTGGCGATCTGCGAGGACCGACTTCAGGAAGCGGGCGCCGACGGTGCCGACCGCCTTCTCGACCCGGCCGAGGAGGGCCTTGATCACCCGGGCGTCCTCGATCGCGTAGATGACCTGGAGCTCGTGCGCGATGGTCTGGTCACGGGAGCCGCCGATGCCCCAGCCGCCGGAGCCGAGCCGGGCGCCGGACGCGCGCTCGAACACGGCCTGGACCTGGCGGGCGGTCTCGTACTGGCTGACGGTGATCCGCCCGTGCGAGCGCTCGTCCTCCAGGATGTCGACGCGGCGGTTGACGGCGGCGAAGAGGCGCTTCCCGGGCTCGTGCGGGTCATCGATGGCGACGACGGCGGTGGGCACGGCCTCCGGGCGGGCGGGACGGCCGACGCCGGCCCCGTGCTGATAGGCGCCGCTGCGGTCGTAGCGGTCGCCGCGCGGGTCGCGCTCGCGACGGGAGGAGGTGCCGCGCCGGAGGGGAACGAGCGGGGGGGCCTTGCGGGTCGGGGAGGTCGTCGCGGCAGCGGTCACCGGCGGGAGCCCTTGTGCTTTATGTTGTGCACCATGGGTCCGTCGGCCATTTGGTCATTGTCAACGGTGTTTCGGCGCCGTTACTGCCGCGCCCGCCGGTCCATCTCGTTCTTCGCCGCCGCCACCTTGAGGCAGGCCCGGTGCCGGCGCCGGTCGAACGTGCGACGCTTCCACCCCATCTCCCGGCAGAACGCCGCGATCGACCCGCCGATGTCGCCCTCCGTCACGATGGCCCGGGCCCAGATCAGCAGAGCGCGCCGCTCCTCCGACCGGTCGCCGAGCACCGTGCCGGTGAACGCGATCATGTCGAAGGTGGCGCTGGGCACCTTCGTCGAGGCCGAGGTCAGGGTGTTGCCGCGCGGCGCATAGATCGGGGTGAACGGCATCTGGCGGAAGGCGACCTTCAGCCACCGCTCCACGTCGCGGCAGGTCCAGGCGGGCGGATCGTCGTCGGGCTCACTCAGGCGGCGCTCTCCGCCTGCTCTCGTGGGTCCCGCCACCCGAGCGCCGTCGCAGCCTCGTGCAGCCGGGCACGGGCGCGCCGGTACCGCTCGCCGATCCCGCGCTGATCCTCGGGCAGGAGAGCGAGGCGGGCCGGGTCGCCGTTGTCCTCGACGTCGGCCAGCTTCACCAAGATCGCGCCGAGGTTGCCGGAGGCGATCAGGTCCTCGATGCGCTGCGCGTAGGTGCGGGTGTCGCCCGGCGGCTTGGTGAGCAGCCGCACCATGTCGAGCACGTCGTCGGAGAAGCCGCGCAAGAGGAGGTCGTCGAGGGTGACGGCCGAGTCCTCGACCACGTCGTGAAGGGTCGCGGCCTGCATGATGGACTGAAACTGGTCGTGGGTGGCCCGGCCAAGGAGGCCGGCAAGCAGATCGCTGACGCCCTCGTTCACGCGCCCGACGTGCGCCATGTACGGCCGACCCGCCTTGTCCTGCTGCCCCCGGTGAGAGCTCTCCGCCAACTCCCATGCGTCGAAGTCGCTGGCCGCCTGAAACATGCCCGCCTCGCGCATCGCCCGCACCGCCCGCAGGGCCCGCTCCAGGCATGGCGGACAGGCGCCGGCCGGGCATGCCCGATCCTGGAACGTGCAGACGGCGCGGGCGATGGCGTGGATGGAGCCGAGGGCGGGCATGTGAGGTGTCCTGACGAGGGTTGGCCCCGCCACCCGGAGGCGACGGGGCGGCCGGGTTACGCCGCCTTGCGGTTGCGCGTGCTGCCGAGCCCTGACGCCTTCGCGAGCTCGGACCGCTGCGCCGCGTAGTTCGCCGCCACCATCGGGTAGTCTGGCGGCAGCCCCCACTTCTTGCGGTACTCGTCGGGCGTGAGGCCTCGACCCGCCAGGTGCCGCTTCAGGGTCTTGTAGGGCCGGCCGTCCTCGAGGCTGACGATGTGGTCGGGGGTGACGGTCTTCCGGACAGGGACCGGCGGCTCCGGTCGCACCGGCTCCGACTCGGCCTGGGCGCCGAGCTTCGACAGCGCGGCGTAGACGGAGCTGATCAGGGCCGGGAGGTCGGCCGCCGGGACCGGATTGTTCGAGACGTAGGCGGACACGACGTCGGCGGTGTGCGCCGTGAAGAAGTCGCGGTCGGCGGTGGTGTGGAGGGTGTTTTCGTTCGACATGGTGCTCTCCTGTGGGTGCCGGCAGGGCCGGGGTTGGTCAGCGGGCGGCAGTGGTTGCCCGGGTGAAAGGGGCGCGCAGGAACTTGCCCAAAGCCGCGAGGCCGAGCGCGCCAGCCTTGATCGGCGGGCCGGCCAGGACGACGTCGCGCTCCGCCTCCTCGGCCTCGACGGCGCGGCGCCGGTCCTGCTGCTCGCGCATCAACTTGCCGGCGATGGCGTCGCGGGCGGCTTGGCGGGCGCGCTCGACCGCCTCCGGGTCGGGGTCAGGCAGGATCTCGGCGTTGAGGATGTCGCGGATCTGGATCTGCTGGCGCCGCAGGTCGGCCAGCCCCTCGCGCACCTCGTCGGCGAACTGAGGGGGCGTTGGCCGAAAGGCCTTGTTCCAGCCGGCAACCAGGACCTCGCCGGTCCGGAAGCGGTCGGACGCCTCCATGACCGCCCAGAGCGGTAGTCCCTCAAGTGCCGTCAGGTACTCGCCGTTCCGCGCCTGGGTGGCCTGCGCGTTCTGCTGCCCGTTCTCGAACCCGAGGAGGAGCTTGCCGACGACCGCCTCGACCATGTCGGCGTCGGTGCAGGGCTCGAGAGCGACGAGGATCCGGTCGCGCCACACGGCCATGGCCCTACGCTCGGCCGGCGTAGGCGCGTCGGTCTGCGATAAGCAGGACCTCAGCGCTCGGCCGGGCATCGTCGCCAGACGTCCACTGCACCGGCTGACCGCCGCCGTAAGAGCCTCGGGTGCCGTAAGCACGGCGCTGGCTCGGCTGAGTGCTGGCAGCGACATCGGATCCTCCCTGGAAGGTCTGGGCAAGCTGGGCGAGGCGGGCGGCCTGGCCGGAGAGTGGGGGCTGCCGGCCGGTGGCGGGCAGGGGCGCGGGGCGGTCCTCGAAGCGGCGGTCTTCGAGGAATTTGTCGGAGCCGAGCCAGTTTCGATCCGCCGGCCTGGAGGCCACGTACCGGGCGATCCCGTCGAGGATGTCCTCGAATCGGGTGCCTCCCTCGGCCTGGATCTCCCGAAGCAGCCTGAGCGTGCCCCGAAGCTTCACGAGGTGGGGGTAGGCCGCCTGGAACTGCTCCCAGAAATCTGCAGGCCACGCGCCGGCCCGCGCACCCGATTCAGGTGGTAGTTCCTTCTGGTAGTTCTCTGGCTGTTCAAACGTAGTGAGGGCGGAACGTCCTTCCGGTGGCTTGGAACGTGGTTCCTCCTGGGTGGAAGGACGTTCCGGGGGGGCGGAACGACGTTCCGGTATGCCCTCACCCCCCGGAACCTCGTTCCGGTTAAGGGAAGGCACGAAGCCGACGTTGAGGGTGAGGAGGTCGGTGGCTCGTGAGCCGTCCTTCCGCCACCGCTGCTCGCGCGAGATGAAGCCGCGCTCGACCAGGGTGGCGATTGCGCCGCGGACGGCCCGCGACGTGAACTCGGTGTCCTCGGCGAGGCGGTCCTGCGAAGGGAAGGCGCGGCCGTCGGCGTCGGAGTAGGACGCCAGGGCGACGAGGACCGCCTTGAGGGTCGAGCTGCCGGTCTTCACCGAGCGAGCCCACGCGAGGGCCTGGAAGCTCATGCTGCCCTCGCTGGCTGGCTGGAGGACTCGGCGTCGGCGCCCTTCTTCCCGTAGGCGGCCAGGATCTTGGCCCGCAGGCGGGCCGGCAGGGCTTCGAGGATCGCCAGGGCGCGCTCCCGGCGCTCCCGGTTGAAGGGGTCGCCGAGAGCCTGTGCTGCCGGCTCCAGGGCGGCGAAGGCGTCGGGGCTGGCCTTCCAGACCATCCGCATCGCCTCGGTCAGGCGGAGGGCATCCCCGCCTGCGGTGAACGTGCCGGCGAGGGGCGCAGCCCGGAAGATCGGCATGGAGCGGAAGGGCGACATAGGCGCTACTCCGCCGCCATCAGCATCTGGGCGCCCTGCGCCGCTGGCAGCCGATCGAACTTCGCCGCCTCGTTCCCGAAGGCGTCCCAGCCCGGTCGACCCTGCCGCGCGAACACCTCGGCATAGGGGCCGGGGATTCGAGCCTCGATCTCCTCGGCGAGGTTGGGCGGCTTGCGGCTGTGCTCCCGGCGGGGCTGGATCCACACGCCGGAGAAGGGGCGGCCCTTGATGCTGTGCGGCCGGCCCGCCTTGAGGATCACCACGTACTCGGCGTTCCCCATCACCTCGAGGCCGGTGCCGCGGGCGATCGAAGAGGGGTAGACGAACAGGGCGTCCTCGGAGGCCCAGGTCTTGATCCACGGAATCGCCGACGAGTAGCGCAGCCGCCAGGCACTGCCGATCTCGCCGATGCGGTGCAGGAGCGGCGCGGTGATCCACATGAAGACCCGGCCTCCCTCGGGGTGGAGCAGGTCGCGGACCGGCAGCGCCTTGATCTCGGCGAGCGTCATCCGGGGGTAGTGCTGGGGGCGGCTCTTCGTGCCGGCCTTCCAGCGCCAGGGCGGGTCGATGATGACGGCGCTGTAGTGGTGGGGGCGCAGCGCGCCGAAGGGCCACGTCATGCCGCCCTCCCAGCCCGCGGCCGCACCACACCCCAGCGCTCCAACACGTCGATCGGGGCATCACGCCCGGCGACGATCTCGCAGGCGACCCGGGCGCGCTCGCAGATGGCGCGGACGGCGATCTGCTCGTCGGATGGCTCGCCCGTCAGGGTCTTGAGCTCCAGGAGCCCGACGCCGACGAGGCCACCGAGCACGAGGAGGTCGGGCAGGCCCTTGGTGAGTCCGGGCTGTCCTGCGGCCCGGGCGTTCGGGATCGCAGCTACGAGGGTGTTGGGGCGCCCGAGGGCGAGCCAGTGGTCGACGACGGCCGCCTGGATCGCGGTCTCGGCGGGCTGGAAGGGGAGGCGGCGCGGCATGGCCTACGCGATCCCCAACGCCTGCATGTACAGCTCTAGGATCGCCTCTTCCTCCTGGCGCTCCGAATGGTCCTTCTTCCGGATCTTGAGGATGGCGCGGACCGCTTTCACATCGAAGCCACGGCCCTTCAGCTCCAGGAAGACATCCTTGATGTCGCCCTGAAGGCCAGCCTTTTCCTCCTCCAGGCGCTCGATGCGCTCGATGAACTGCTTGAGTTCTTCAGCGGCGACGCCCGATGACGCGACATCAGCGTCAGGCATCGACGGTGAGGCTTGCGAAAACGCGCGATCTGTGGGCATTATGGGGACCTTCATCGAGACCGAAATTTCGACCCGCCCGGGCCTGTGCAGCAGGCGCCCGGGCGGTGTTCGTTTGGGGATTAGGTGGTGGGTGGGACGGCCTCGACGGCGTCGGCGCCGGTGAAGCGCGGCACGCGGGGGAGGCCCTGGCGCGCCATCTCAGCGACGATCGCGCGGAAGGTCCGGTCCTTCACCCGCTGGTCGGCCGGCAGCAGTTCGTACTCGACGAGGCAGGGGTGCTCCTTGGCGATCGGATCCTTGACGGGTCCGATCGTCCAGCCGTCCGCCCACTTTGCCTCACGCCACGCCTCGTGCTGCTGCTCGGGCGTCGCGTCGGGGTTGGCGAGCGCGAACATCACGCCGTCGATCGCGCTCTTGCGCTGCCACTCCGCCGCCTCGTCCCACGGCGGCGGCACGTCGTGGCCGAACTCGGCGCAGATGGCCGAATTCACCTCGTGGCAGACCCGGGCGATGGCGGTGGCGAGATCGGCGATCGGCCGATACTCGCCACCCTCGAACACCGCCCGCGGGCACCACGACACATAGCCGTCGCGGTAGATGATGAGCCGGTCGCCCGGGACCGGGGTGCCGCGGCGGGCGAGGTCGCGAGGCACGTCGACCTGGCGGACAGCACCGTCCGGCATCCGGACGTCGAGGTAGCCGAGCGAGAGGTCGTCGAGGGCGACAATCTCCAGGGCGCGGACCTGCTTCACGCCGACGTGGGTCGGCTCGAAGTCGAGGACGATCTGGCGACCAGCAGGGGTCATCTGGTCGAGGGTGGGACGGCCGCCCATTACGCCGCACTCCCCTGATTGTCCTCGGGCAGGCTCACCCGGCCGGGCTGGAACACCGCCCGGTTCAGCCACATGAAGGCCTCCTGGATGCCGGTGATCGCGAGCGACGCCATGCGGGCGTCCATGCCCGGCGTGCCGCGGATCATCTCGGCGGCGCGGATGCAGCGCTCCTCGAGCTGCTTGTTCGCGTTCACCAGGGCGACCTTGTCGGAGGTCTGCTCCTGGTAGCCCGCGAACGGCAGGCCCTTGTGGGTTTCGCTCGACATGCTCTCTCCTCTGCTGCTCGGCCATCAGCGCGGCGCGGCGGGGTGCTGCCACAGGGGCAGATCGTTCAGTTCCAGGGAGGCCTGGGCCGGGCCACGCGTGCGAGGTGACGCGAAGGCCAGTGCGGGTTGGGGAGCAGGCGCCGGACGGCGAGGAGGCGCGACATCCGCCTCGGCAGCACCATCCAGGCGGACACCAGCCGCCGAAGAAGCCTGAACAGCCGCATCGATCTGCTCCTGGATGAGGGCGTTGCGCGCCTCGGCGGCGTCGGCCGCGCGAGCGACCCGGACGCAGAGGCGGTCGTGGAGGTCGCGGATCCGCAGCGCGACGTGGTGGTCGATCCGCACGTCGTCGCGGCGGCCGACGATGCGGCGGACCCATGCCGACGACGTGCCGAGCATCGAGCCGAGGGCGCGGTAGGCATCCATCTTCGAGCCACGCTCGTCGGTGAGCTTCGCAACGAGGTCGACGATCTTTCCGCGCTTGTCGTCGAAGGTCTGAGCGGCTGTGAGCATAGACCAGTGCGGCCTCGTCTTTGCGCGCACCCGGACATCCCGCCGAGCAACAACGGTTGCGCAACGGAAGGCGGAGTGCAGCAGATGAACAGGGGTACGCACGACTACGCAGCGGCGAACACGCCGAAGGGAAAGCGGCCGTCGCGGGTCCGAGTCTCGGCGGAGCGCGACGGCCGCCCTCGCACCCGGGAGGCCGGCGGCGACCGCCTCGACCGGAGCGATGGGGGAAAGGGGGAGGGTGCCCGCGGCAATCACGCCGCGCTCTCCTCGGGGAGGGGCGCAGACCAAAGATCAGGACGAAGGCGGTGGCGACTGATCGCACCCTTGGTGGCGCGCTCGATCTGAACGGCGAGTTCAGCGGAGACGCGTTTCGCGCGCTTCGCTTTCCAGATGGCGGCTTGGCTCACACCACATGCGGCACCGAGCTTCGCCTCGGATCCGAGAAGCGTGATGGCGGCCTGAATGAGGGGTCCTGCGCTCATGGAGCAGGAAGAAATCACTTTGGTTGTTGAAAGTCAACGCCTAAGCGATTGGCGACATGCGACAACCCGAGTTGTAGCGTCTAACGCTATGACCCTTGCTGAGAAAATCCGCACCCGACGCGAGTCGCTGGGCATGTCGCAGGCCACCCTCGCATCAGAGTTGGGGGTGTCTCAAGCTGCGGTGAACAAGGTCGAGCAGGGTAAGACGCTCAGGCCACGCTTTTTGCCGAAGATAGCGAAGGTCCTCAAGTTCCGACTGACCGAGCTTGATCCAGACATGGAGGACATAGCAGAGGGCGATCCTCTCGTGCGCTCTGTACCAGATGCGGAAAGCTCTCCAGCGAGCAGCCTCAAGGACATAATCAACGATCCGAGGGTCTTGGCCGCGGCGACGGGCGTCGGCGGCGAGGTTCCTGTGTACGCCGCAGCCGAAGGCGGGCCGGGCGAGATCGTCATTGACAAAGATCCGCTCGAATGGGTTCCGCGCCCCGGTCCGCTGGCGGGCGTGAAGGGCGGGTACCTAATTTATATCAGCGGCACATCCATGTCGCCGGAGTACAAGCCGGGAGAGCGGGCAATTGTTGATCCCCGTCTACCGCCTCTCGCCGATGAAGTTCATGTATTTTATACGGACGATCCAAGCGATGATCGGGCAACAATCAAGCTGTTAGTACGATCAACCAAGAAAGCGTGGATTGTTCAGCAGCACAACCCACCCGAGCAGTTCGAATTAGATCGTGAACTCTGGCCGCGCTGCGATCGTGTCGTAGGCAAGTATGCTCGTGGCTAGGTGAACTCCTCTTTGATGTCGTCATCCTCGGGGATGCGTCCATAGTTGGCTATTACAACAGCGTCGTCAAACTCGCCGGTTTGAAAGTTTCCGGTGCGAGAGAAAGCGACGACTGCAAGCTTAGATGGTGCAAGGCGAGCGGCTAATGATGCCGCCGCTTCTCTACTAATAGCCTCGCGAGGCTCGTCAGCCGTTGGTCGCTGGGGCATTCCACTGAAACTCTGGACCACGTAATATGTCCTGCGTTCGCCTTCGACCTTCGCCCTGCGCACCATGACTCTCCCGCCATCCAGCGTTGTGAGAACATAACAGGAACAACATACGATTGGCTATATGGATCCCTGGCGGCGGAGGGCTGTGGATAACTTTTTGCCCACCAAGCGAGCGGCGAACCAACAAACAAGGTCATTGACAGTCAACAACCAAAGTCATAGGTTCTCCCCATCGCCTCCCGCGATGGAGCCGCCCCGTGCAGACCACCTCCAACGTCGCCGCCTTCCCTGATAGCCAACATGCCGTCCGCCGCCTCGCTGCAGTGAACCTGCGCACGGCGCGTCAGGCCCTCGACACCGCCGAACGGCACCTCGACGACGTGGTGCTCGGCCTAATCGCCGGCGCGTCCGAGCTTTCGATCGTCGATCGCCGCAGCCAGGCGGCCATCCGCGAGGCCCGCGAGAACGTCTTCGCTGCCCGCCGCAGCCTCGACCAGATCCGCCTCGGACTCCTCGCCCCCGACGCCGACACGCTCACCCCGAACGACGAAGAGGACATGGCGACCGCGCTCCAGGCGTGCCTCGTGGGGAACGAGGCGGCCCGGATCAACGACGCCGCGTTCGACCGCCTGACACCCGCGTGCGTCGGCGTGCGCACCGGTTGGTGAGGGCGCCATGGCCGCGCACGACACCCCCACCAATCCCTCCGGCCGCCTCGCCGCCCTGGTCGGCATCAGCCCGACCGACCTCGCAGAAATCCGCGCCGACGTCGCCCGCCGGGCCGAGAACGAGGCGCTGCGCCTCAAGCTGGAGACCGCGACCGCCGATCTCGCCCGGGCGCATTGCGCCATGATGGCGGTCGTCCGGTCCCGGGTTCTCGCCGACGCGCACCGGGTCGCCGACGACGCGGTGGTCGAGCTCGCGGTCGCCCACGCCGCGGCGCTGCATGGCCTGGAGACGATCGGCCAGCCCACCCAGAAGGGCCCGGCCACCATCGTCCCGTTCCCGGGGAGGCGCGCGTGATCGCCTCCCACCTCGCCCAGGTCGGGCACCTGCTCTGGATCGCCGGCCTTGCCGGCGCGGTCTTCCTGATGGGGCTTGCGGTGATGCGGGGGTGGTCGTGAACGCCCCGCACCTCATCGCCGCCCGCCCGATCGGGCCCGAGCGCGCCGCGCAGCTGCTCCACGATCGCGGCCTCAGCCCGGCGCTCGTCGAGACCGACACCGCCATGGCCGAGGCGCTCTTCGCCGCCCTCGTCGAGGCGAGCATCCCGCGGCGCTACGCGCCAATCGACTTTCCCGCCGTCCGCGCCGCCCTGGTGGCGCTCACCCTGCCGCAGGACGCCTGACATGGCCGCCACCATCGAGGTCGCCACCGACCCTTACGCCTGGCACGCCGCGGCGCTCGCCGGCACTTCGCCGGAACTGGAGCGCGGGCAGGCCCCGTGTGGCTGGTTCCGCCTGCAGCAGCGTGACGGCTCGTTCCTGCCGGTGGCGCTCTGGCCGGCGGCCGGCGACGTCCTCTGGGCGCAGGTCGGCACCAAGGAGCCGGTCTGCCTGCGTGGGCCCGGCGTCGATGCCGGGGCGGAGGAGGCGTTCTGCGAGCGCGTCATCGCATTCTGCTGGCGCTCGCCGATCACCGAGGACCTGTACTGGCAGGTTCGCGAGGGTGCGCCCTGGCCTGACCTGCCGCCCGAGCGGGCGGCGACCTACTCGAACCTCCCGGCCGACCCGTTCGAGGCCCTGCGCGCCGAGGTTGAGGGCGAGCGCGAGGAGATCGAACGCTGGCTCGCCGCCGACCCAATCAAGGACCAGACCGCGTGCGACCGGGCCGCGAACTGGTCCTCGCGCCTCGCCGATCTGGAGAAGCGGGCCGGCGGCCTGCGCGTCGAGGAGAAGCGTCCCCACGACGAGGCCGCGAAGGCGGTCCAGGCGAAGTGGAAGCCGATCGAGGATCTGGCTGCCGGCCTCAAGCGCCGCCTGAAGGATGCGACGCTGCCGTTCCAGCAGGAGCAGCGCCGCCGTGAGGCCGAGGCCCGGGCCGCCGCCGCGCAGGCCGGCGAGGCGCTGCGGCCGGCGAAGCCCGCCGGCGCCGGCACGGTCGGCCGGAAGGTCAGCCTGCGCACCTCCTACCGCGCCGAGGTCACCGACTACGACGCCGCGCTCGCAGCTCTGAAGGACAGCCCGGAGGTCCGGGAGGTCATCCAGAAGCTCGCCGACCGCGTGGCCCGCAACACCGGCACCGCCCCGGCCGGCTGCCGCCTCGTCCCCATCCAGACCGCTGCCTGAGGAGTCCAGCATGAATGCCGTCGTCCCCATGGACGCCACTCGCCGGGAGCGCACCGTCGTCGTCGATGCCGTCCCGGTGCTCGACACCAGCCGCTTCGAACAGATGCAGCGCATCGCGAGCGTCATGGCCCGCTCGCCGCTGGTCCCGGACTGCCTACGCTACGGCACCAACGACTACGGCGACGTGGTCAAATCCGAGCTTCTTCCGGTCGAGACCGCCATGGCGAACTGCTTCCTGGTGACGAACCAGGCGGTGCGCTGGGGTCTGGATCCCTTCGCCGTCGCTCAATGCTGCTCCATCGTCCGTGGCCGGTTGATGTTCGAGGGCAAGCTCGTCGCCGCGGTACTCGCCGCGAAGCTTGGCGTGCAACTCTCCTACGCCTGGAACGACAAGACCGGCGATGCCTTCGGCGTTCTGGTCCGCGGCCCGGACGACGATCTCGGTAACGCACGCACCATCTCGGGCACGGTCGGCGAGTGGAAGACCGAACGGAAGGGGTCGCCGTGGGGCTCGGTCTCCGGCCACCGTCGGATGCTCGCCTACCGCGGCACCCGTGAGTGGGTCCGCCTCTACGAGCCCGCCATCCTGCTCGGCGTCTACACGCCCGACGAGATGGACGACATGCAGGAGACGGCGCGCGCGACCCGCGCGGCGCCGGCTCGTGTCGCCGCGCCGGAGGGGCCGCCGCGCCGCCTGGCGGCGCCCGCGCCCGCCCTGGTGGAGGCTGCGCCCGCCCCGGCGGCCAGCCTCACGCCCACGGCGAGCATCACCGAGCCTGACGAAGACGAGGTCGAAGCGGCCCTCGTCCAGTTCGAGGCAGACGCCGCTGCCGCCACGATCCTCGGGCAGGTCGACAAGTCGCGCGAGCTTCTCGACGACCTGCAGCTCTCCCGTCCGCAGCAGCGCCGCGTCGAGGATGCAAGCGAGGCGGCCAAGGCTCGGATCTGGAAGGAGGCGCAGAAGGTGCAGGCCGCGAGCCAGCCCGACGGACCTCCCCGCAAGGCGGCTGCTGCAAGTCAGGCGCCCCAGCCCGATCCGGCGCCGATGGAGGAGCAAGCGGCCGACGACTCGGAAGATGACGCTCCCGCCATCGACACGGAGAACCCCGACTATCAGCGCGGCATGCGCGACCATCGGGATGGCGTGAAGCGCTGTGTCATCTCGGCGATCCGCAACGACCCGGCTCGCCACGAGGCGTGGCAGGCCGGCTGGATGGCCGGCGCGAACGGGGACGCCTGATGTCGTCCGCCCCGATCTGCTGCGGGCAGCCGGCCCGCCTCACCACCGGTGCCGAGGTCTACCCGCACCGGCCCGACCTCCACGACAAGCCGATCTGGCGCTGCGACGTGTGCCCTGACGCCTATGTCGGGTGCCACCCAGGCACCACCGATCCGCTCGGCACCCCGGCTGGGCCCGACCTGCGCCGCGCCCGCCGGATGCTCCACGAGCGGATGATCGACCCGCTCTGGCAGACGGCCGACCGGAGCGGCGCCTACGGCACGCTCGACGAGGAGGGCCGGCGCGTCGTGCGTCAGGCGGCCCGCGGCCGGGTCTACGGCTTCCTCGCCGACCGCATGGGCCTCACCCGCGACGAGACCCACACCGGCCTGTTCGACCTGGAGCAGTGCCGCGCCGCGTGGCGAGCGCTCTCCGGCGTCGCCTACCCCGAAATCCGCGAGTGGGCGCAGAGGCGCCGTGCCGCGCCGAAGAGAAGGGCCGCGTGATGGCCGCCACCTCCGAGCCCCGCACCCTCGAGGAGATGCACAGCCGCAACCGGCTGGCGCACGAACGCACCGAGAAGGCTGTCCGCGTTCGACGACTCGCTAAGGCTCGCGAGATTGCACGTCGCTCGCAGGAAGCATGGGCGAGCCTGATACGGTCCGACCTCCGCCTGCGCCGGGAGATGGAGAGGCAGGCCCGCCTCAACGAGGCGGCGGCGTTCCGGCACATCATCAACCGCCCCGATGGCGAGACGATCGCGGCGATCATCACCGAGACGGCGAGGCACCACGATGTCCCGGTCGTCAACCTGATGGGGCCGGGCAAGTCGCACCCGGTGATTGCCGCCCGGTGGGACGCCATCGCTGCCGTCCATCAAGCCCTGCCGCACCTGTCTTCGCTCCGGCTCGGCCACGCCTTCCGCCGCGACCACACCACGATCCTCAACGTCCTACGCCGCCACCATCTGCGGGTCGCCGCCCGCGCCACCACCCCCGACAGCATGGAGAAGGCGCGTGGCTGAGCACAGCACCATCGAGTGGACCCACCACACCTGGAGCCCCTGGATCGGCTGCCAGAAGGTCTCGCCGGCCTGTGACGGCTGCTACGCCGAGCACCTGATGGACACCCGCATGGGCCGGGTGGAGTGGGGCACGCACGGCGAGCGGAAGCGGACGAGCGCCGCCTACTGGCGCCAACCGCTCGCCTGGAACCGCACTGCCGCGGCAGCCGGCCGGGTCGTGCGCGTCTTCCCCTCGCTCTGCGATCCCTTCGACAACCAAGTCGATCTGGCGTGGCGGCGCGACTTCTTCGACCTGATCCGGGCGACGCCGAACCTGCATTGGCTGCTGCTGACGAAGCGACCGCAGAACATCGTCGGGATGGCGGAGGCTGCCGGCGGCCTGCCGGAGAACGCCGCGATTGGCACGACCTGCGAGGACCAGCCGCGCGCCAACCTGAACGTCAGGTCTCTCCTCGACGCGGCCCGGGACCTCCGGCCGGCCTTCACCTTCGTCTCGGCCGAACCACTGCTCGGCCCGATCGACTTCACGCGGATCGTCTACGGCAAGGTCGACGGCTACCGCATCGAGCGTGATGCCCTTAAGGCGAGCGACATCGAGCGCATCGACTGGGTCATCACCGGCGGCGAGACCGACCAGGGCAAGCACAAGGCCCGGCCGTCGCACCCGGACTGGTTCCGGCAGATCCGCGACGCCTGCGCCGCGGCCGGGGTGCCTTACCTGCACAAGCAGAACGGGGAATGGGCGGCCGTGCACGAACTGCGCGCGGGCGAGCCCGGTATCGCCGGGCGCCTCTGGCACAACTTCGATCCCGACACCGCGGTCTGCAAGATCGGCAAGCGGGCCGCCGGCCGCCTCCTCGACGGCGTGACCCACGACGGCTTCCCCGCCAACATCGACAGCCTGCCGGAGCAGCCGTGATGCGCGACCTCGTGCTCTCCCTCTTCCCCGGCATCGGCCTGCTCGACATGGCCTTCGAGGAGGCCGGTTTCTGCGTCGTCCGCGGCCCGGACCTGCTCTGGGGCGGCGACGTGCGGGCCTTCTCGCCGCCGGCGGGCCGGTTCGACGGCGTGATCGGCGGGCCGCCGTGTCAGCGCTGGTCGCCATTGGCGAATGTCGTCCGCGCCGTCCACGGCGAGGATGGCGTCGCCCCAGACCTGATCCCGGAATACCAGCGCGTCGTCGCCGAGGCGGCGCCTCGCTGGTTCCTGATGGAGAACGTCATCAGGGCGCCGGAGCCGGCCGTGCCCGGCTTCGTGGTCCGCTCCGAGACCGTGAACAACCGCTGGTGCGGGGGCGAGCAGAACCGCGTGCGCCGCTTCTCGTTCGGCACCCGGGACGGCGCGGCGCTGCGCATCCAGACCGAGGCGCTGAACCCCTTCGTGTTCAGGCCCGCCGTCACCACGAACAGCGGCGGCCGGCGCAAGGTCGCCGTGCTGGACGAGAACGGCCGGCAGAGGGGCAAGCGAGGTCACGCCGACGACGCACGCCTGCAATGGCGTCAGCTCGGCGAGATGGCTGCGGACCAAGGCGTGCCCCCTGATTTCGTCGCGCGCCTTCAGGAGCACGGCGCTTTCACCAGCAAGGCGCTCAGGACCGGGATCGGCAACGGCGTCCCGCTCGCCATGGGCCGAGCCGTCGCGGCGGCGGTGCTCCGCGCTATCGGCCAGTCGGCGGAGGCCGCAGCGTGACCCACCGCCCCGCCGCCGACCTCCCCCTCTTCGCAGCCGAGTAGCGCCATGCCCGAGATCGTCCGACACAAGAAGACCGGCGGCCTGTACGAGGTGCTGTTCCGGGGCGCGCAGATCCAGACCAACGAGCCGTTGGCGGACTATGCCGAGGTGATCGTCTGCCGGCGCGTGTCGGACGGCGGCATCGTCGTGAGGCCTGCCAGCTTGCCGGTGCCTGCCGGCAGCGTCGCCCTGTACGGCGGCAGTGTCCAGGCCAACCTGCCGCTCGCCAGCGGCGACGATGTGGCGGTCTACCGCAACCAGGACGACGACATGCTCGTCTGGGTCCGCCCGACCGCCGAGATGGATGACGGCCGGTTCGAGCCTGCCGATGTACCCCAGGCCACATCCGCCGACGCCATTATCCGAGAGATGTTCGGCCGAGCGATCGAAGAACACGGTGCTCTTGCCGACGCTTCCGACGCGGTTGATGCCCTTTGCGATCAGGTCGTGGATTATGTCTGCACCGCTCTCCTCTCCCACATCAGCACGGCTGTCCGGGGTGAGGGGGACGGGGACCTGGCGGCGCTGTCGGCGGCTGCATCGCCAGGGATGCTGGCACTCAGCCCCCGGCAATACGACGACTGGGGCATGATCCGAACAACCGAACTCGACAGCGATGGGTTCTGCCGGGTGATCTTTCACTCAGTGATCTTGGACGATGACGCTGAGAAGTCCGCCGCAAGATCAGAGCGCCGGCAACCGAAGATCGTCAAAGCCAACTCTGATTTCCTGATCAGGCTCTGGAATGACTACCGCTCCGGTCGCCTCGTAGAGCGCTCCGCCGCCACCAATCCCCAGGACCAGGAGTAGGCCATGACGAGCTACCAGGATCGCAGCGCGGCGTGGATGGGCGTCGCCTTCTCGGCCGACCCGACGGACGCCGCCGAGCGGCGTGACCGCACCGCCGAGGAGGATTGTGAGGGCTACCAGGCAGCCGGCGGCACTCTTGAGGACTGGATCGCGATCGGGCGCTACACGTTCGGACGCCCGGCCGGCGCTCTCCCGAAGGAGATCGGGCAGAAGGTGTTCACGTTGGCCTGCTGGGCGGCTTTTCACGGCATCGACATGATGGCCGAGGCCGAGCGCGAGTTGGCCCGGTGCTCGACGCCCGAGTTCATCGAGAAGCTGGCACGGAAGCGCGCTACCCGGCACGGCCGCGGTCCGTTGCCGGGTTTCTCGGGGCCTGAGACCTCCGATCCAGGCGTCGCCCCGGCCCTGTCCCCCACCCCGGATGGGGTGATCAAGGAGATGGGGGAGGGGTGCACCTGGGACGAGGGCATCACCTACGGTCTGCGGCAGATCTGCGCGGTGCTGGGCGTGGATCCGTCGAAAGTCAGATGGGACGCCGCTACTGAGACGGTGGAGGGCGACGTTCGCTCCGTGATCGGCAACATCCTCCGCGCTTGGGCCGCCGACGATTGGCAAGATTTGCCCGCCATTCGCGAGATGCTGCTTCAGGGTCAAGGCGATGATGACGGCAGCCAGATCCTTCCTGATTTCCAAGAGGACATGCCGGTCCACGCCATGGTCGCGGAGTGCCTCCACCTACTTGAGCGTCGCCGGGACGCTCTCGACGGATATGCGGCTACCAACGGCGAGGCGCCCACCAGTCCCCCAGACACCCTCTCGTCTCAGGAGAGCGGGGTAGGGGAGACCTTCGACACCATCAGGCAGTGGTGCGAGGAGACCTTCGGCCCGGCGTCACCGGAGCGCATCGCCTCACGCGCCGCCGAGGAGATGGACGAGCTTCTTGCCGACCCGAGCAAGGTCGAGGAGGCCGCCGACATCGTGATCATCCTCAGCCGGCACCCGACCCTATGGGCCGAGGTCGTGCGGAAGATGGCCGTCAACCGGAAGCGCCAATGGCGGCTGATGGGCGACGGCTCCGGCTACCACATCAAGGACGCCGCCCCCCCGTCCTTCCCAGAGGGAGGGGTAGGCCGATGTCTGACCATACAGGAGTGGATGGAGAGGGGAGGGTTGATCGGGTCTGCCACGATGAGCAGATGACGATCTGGACGGGCGAGATTGTTGATAGCCTTTCCATGGGCGGCTACTTCCGTGAGCGTCTTTCCTACGACGATGGGTTGCATATCCATGCCGTCATCGCTCGGGATCTGCGCAGCATCATCGGGAGCGCCTTTCTTCAAGCAGAGCCGCCCGCGCCATGCGACGAGCCCCCTTCGGGCCGAGACCGGAACGGGCTCGGGGGCGATAGCCCGGCCGGCGCGGTCGGCGTAGCCGAGGCGCCCTCAGAAATCACCAACCTGAAGGCTGAGAACAATCGTCTCTCAGCCGCCCTCGCGGAAAGCGAGCGCAAGAGGGGTGAGGCTTCAGCCGAGGCGGCAGAAGCCATTGCTCAGCGGGATATTCTGATCCGCGCCAACGCCGATCTCGCCGCCGGCTGGGTCGAAGATGCCACCCCCACCCAGGAGACACCCCATGTCGAGAGCTGACGATCTGCGGGCGCTGCTGGCGAGGGTGGAGGCGGCTAAGGCGGGAGGCCCCGATCTAGACGAGGCGATCCACGCCTCACTGCTGCCGGATGACCCCTGGTGGCGGTGCATCGTGGAGGGCCGGCGCCTCGTCGCAGCCGGCGATCCTGAGGCCTACGTGATCTGCCCGCCTACCGGCCCTCTGGGCGGGGAGAACCGGATGCGTGCCGTGTCCTGGGCCGAGAGCGCCAGGGTTGGCAGCTACACCACATCAGTCGATGCCGCGCTGCTGCTGATCGGCAAGGCAATGCCCGGCTGGTCTTGGGCAGTAGCTGTCTCGGGTGGACGATTTCGGGCCAGCGTGACCAAGCCTAGTCCATTTCGGCCCATGCCCGTCATCGCAAAGGGGTGCGCCACGGAAGGACTAGTTTTGATCGCCGCCCTCCTCTCAGCCCTTATCGCCCAGGAGGTCGAGCATGGCCGGTGAGACCGAGGCGGACGCGCTCGACATGGACGAGTGGCTGTCCCTAAGCGATGAGCAACAGGAGGCCGAACTTCAAAAAGAACTGGCCGCTTACTCACGATGGTACGACGGCTTATCGATTGCCGGTCAACTTGCGCACCGCCGGCATATGGCACTTAGTAATTGTCGGTCGGCTCGACGTTTGATCAGGCTCGCACACTGCCCTGAGATCATCAGGCAGCATGCTCGCAATCAAATCAAGGCCGCCCAGATCCGACTTCTGAAAATCCGCGTCTGGCGTACCACCGGTCAACAGCCTGGAGAAGCGTAGTCATGCCAAAAATCACCTTATCATTTGAGCGGTGCTGGCTAATCCGGTCAATTTCTCCCGGGCCATACAGGAAGGGCGAGCCGTCGTTCTGGGTTGCCGGCCGACAGTGGAACGCCTCTCCGATGCACGCGACCATATTCCCGAGCGAAGCTGCGGCGCAAGAACAGATCGACGATGCCCGGCACTACAAGCGGGCCGGCTTCGGGCCGAACACCGTCGTGGAGCCTGTTCCTCTAGAAGGCGCGGTCAAGACGCTCGGCGTGGAGGTTCGATATGAGCCGTGATCTTGCGCCATGCGATGGAAGCGGCGAAGCCGGCAAGACCCGTAGGGGCTTGACCGAAGGCGACAGCGCGGCCCGCGAAGCGGGGGCGCCCATCCCCACCCCGACCCTGAAGAGGGAGGGGCAGCCGTGAAGCGCATCTTCCTCCCCGCCAGCCTGCTCGCCCTCGTCATCGTGTCCATCATCGGCGAGCGCCTGTACCGCGCTGATCCGATCGTCCTCCGGCAGGAGCCCTCCCATGAGCGATAGCACCAAGGCAGGGCTGCGCGATGATATCGCCCGCATCGTCTGGACGGTAGCAAGCGGCAACGCGAAGTCCTGGGACAGGGTGAAGGACCGCAAGGTCGAGACCCCGAACTACCTGGACGAGATAGCCGCTGAAGCATGGGCAACCGCCGACGCGATCATGGCTCGGTTTCAGCTGACGCCGAAGCTCTCCCGCGCCCGCGCCGCCGGTATCCCGGTCCAGGGAGGTGATGATGTCGGGTGATCGCCTGTCCAGCCTCAGGGCCATGGTCGCCGAGAAGCTGGCAGATATCCGCGCAGCGAAGGCAGCCGGCGTCCCGTTCAAGCCCGCCACGCGCCGACCCCGCCCCACCGCCCCGGCCACAGAACAAGAGGAGGGGTAGATGCCGCGGCCCAGGCCCGCCGAACCCGCGATCACCGACGACACCCCGCTCCGCCTCGACATCGCCGCGGCTCAATGCTTCCCGGCCAGCTCGGGCATCACCGCTGCCAGCTTGCGCCGTGAGAGCGCTCGTGGTCGGTTGCGGGTCTTCAAGATCGCCGGCAAGCAGTTCACCACGCGGGCGGATATCAGGCGGATGATCGACGCATGCCTCGTCCCAGCAAGGGAGCCCGCCTCTACTACCGCAAGCGAGAAGATCGCTGGTGCATTCGTGACGGCTCCGACGAGTACAGCACGGGCTGCAGCTATGGAGAGCGTGAGGCGGCTGAAAGAGCGCTGCAAGAATATCTCGCCCGAAAGCACAAGCCCGATTTCGGCACAGGTGATCCCGCTCGGGTCCTCATCACGGACATCCTAAGCCTGTACGCAGATGAGCGAGCGGCCGACACCAAACGACCTGATGTGGTCTGGAGCGCGCTGCCGCACCTCATCAACTTCTTCGACGGCAAGATGGTCGCCAACGCGACCCCGAACCTGTGCTCCGCCTATGTGCGGTGGCGGATCGCCATGCCGCAGGCCCGCTACAAGGATCCGGAGACTGCACCGCGAGTCGGGACGCAGACCGCCCGACGCGAGCTGGAGGTCATGAGCGCAGCTTTCGGCTACGCGCACAAGGAGCACAAGCTCCTGTACCCCGTGGTGGTGAAGCTCCCCGACAAGGCGCCGCCGCGCGATCGGTGGCTGACGCGCTCGGAGGCCGCTCGCCTGCTCTGGGCCGCCCTCGGCTTCCGGCTGGTCGGGCGCCACGCGGTCACCGGCCGCGAGATCTGGCGGCGGACCGGCGAGGCGCAAGGCAAGACCCGTCACGTCGCCCGGTTCGTCCTGGTGGGCCTCTACACCGGCACCCGGCACGACGCGATCCTGCAGCTCAAGTGGATGCCAAGCCCGACGGCGGGTTGGGTCGACCTGCGCGCCGGCATTCTCTACCGGCGCGGCACGGGGGAGGGGGAGAGCTCGAAGCGGCGCACGCCGATCCCGCTGTCGCGGCGGCTACAGGCCCACCTGACGCGCTGGCGCGGGGAGAGCGTCGCGAACGTTGTCGAGTTCGACGGCCAGCCGATCGACCGCATGCGGCGATCCTGGCACACGGCGCGGGAGGCGGCCGGGCTCGGCCCCGAGGTCACGCCGCACATCCTGCGCCACACCTTCGCGACCTGGGCGGTGCAGTCCGGCGCGCGGTTCAGCCTGATCGCTGGCGCGCTAGGGACGACGGAGAAGATCGTCGAGGGGGTCTACGGCCATCACGCGCCCGAGCATCTGCGTGGCGTGGTCGAGGGCGTGTCAGGCCGGCGGCGCGGCTGA